ATAATAACCTTCTTGGTATGAAACATCCAGGACAAAGAGCGACTGCAAGTAATGGAAGTAAGAATGGTTATGCTGATTTTGATAATTGGAAATTATGTATAATAGACTACGCAATATGGCAAACCAAGTTTGCTAAAAGTTGTACTAACCAAGACGAATATTTGGACTTTCTCTCCAGAGTTTATGCATCAGACAAAAATTATAGGAATAAAATAATCAGTTTGATTGATGAGTTCCGAAAAGCAAAATAGATTAGATAAGAAGAGTTGGGGGCATCTTTTGCCCTCAACTGATTTAGACATTTGTGAGGAAAATTTAGATTTATTCTTTGAGACTATGTTCGACAGACAAGAAGTCTGGCATAAGAGATTCATATTGAAGGAAAATCAACCTTGGTCTAAAGATAAAATTTTCCAAAGAAATAAGTTCACGAATGTTTACAGAGAATTAGACAGACATTCTCAGTGGCAAATACAAAATGTATTATTGAAAGAAAAAGACCGATTAGAGATAATATGGAAGCTGTTATTGTTCAGGATTTTTAACAAGCCTGAACTTTTTGATTTTATAGGCTCAGTTAAATCTAAATCCTTCAAAGGTAAAATGCCTTCATATTACAAATTCGATAAACAAGAATTTTTTGATTTAGTATCAGAATTTAGAAGTACTGGTGAAAGCCCTTTTACGAATGCTTATTACATAAATTCTACATTCGCAAAAGGAACTAGGGATGAATGTTATTGCTTCGTTACAGTTCCTATGATACATTCTAACATTAAGAAGATAAACAAATTGTGTTTAAATTCTGAAGACCCAGAGCAAATAGTTTCGTTCTTTAGAACTATACCAGGCGTTGCTCAATTTATTGCTCATGAATTTTATCAAGATTTTACATATGCTCCTAGATATTCTGGAATCGAAATTATGAAGTTTGATCAGAACGATTATACGAATGTTGGCCCAGGTGCGAGTTTAGGAGTTAGGTTGATATTCCCAGCATTAGTAGGTAAGGAGCAAGAAGATGCTATTCATATTTTAACTGATATAGCAAAGAAGAAATTAAAGGAATATGGCGATTTTAAGTATTTACATTGGAATAAAAATTTGAGTAGATACGAAGTTAAGAAATCTGGAGAACTCACGCTACATCAGATAGAAATGTGGTTGTGTGAGTTTAGTAAGTATTGGAAGATGAAGGTAGGTTTAGGCAAACAGAGAAGTAAGTTTGAACCAAACTCTTGATTTAAATAAACAGCTATTATTACAGTAAATATTTACTAAAATTTAAATGTTATGAAATCAAATTCAGGAACTAGATTATACAAGGTGAAAATCAACTCTGGACCAGACGCAGGAACGGAATTGGAAATAAGAGTTGTTTGTACTAAAGAAAAAGAATTTGTAGTTTCAAATTTTGATACTAAAGATTCTTCAAATGCTATTGCAAACAAAATTAATGCATTAGCAGGAACAGGAACATCTTGTCCTATCGAAATAGGTTTGACTCTTACAGAGAAAGACTTGATTGATTACTTCACTTTGGTTGGAGAAGGTTTATATGTTGTTATTGATGTTTTCAATGATGACGTTATTCTTGATGCAGCCTAATCTTATTTAGTAAAAAATCTGATATGAGTAAGAATATCGAACAGATACATGAATTTCAATTTAATCAAAGATTGAATATTCTAAAGGGATTTAAAGAGGTGTCGGGAACGGCGCCACTTCCTATTGAAGACCTTCGTAAATCATTAGGTGACGAGCCTTTGTATACAGTTGAAAATCTTGAAAAATACACTAAAGACGTATTGACTAAGGGTAATGAGAATGATATACAAAAAGCCAAAGAGGTTCTAAATAGCTTGTCTTGTAGAGAAGTTATTGATGAGAACGGATATGTTCAGAATATGTATTTTTACGTAGAAAAAGGACATATGGACTTTGATGGCTCATCAGGTGGAGGAGGAAAGCAGGGGTTGGTTAAAAAACAAATAACCGATAAGACTGGTCGAAATACCACTAAATGGGTAAGAGCCAATAAGGACGACGAAAAGCAAGACAAAACTCCAAAGGCTGAGGAAGGAACTGAGTCGAAAGATAAAAATCCTGAAGTTTCTAGTGAAAAAGATTCAGGACAAAAAGAATCTTTGATCAACAGAGAACTTAGTACTGAAGAATATGCTTCACATGCGGCAGGTACGGATAGCGAGCAATTAAAAGCGTTTCTACAAAAGAATCCTAACGCACCTGGGGCAGCAGAAGCAAAAGCAGAATTGCAGAAAAGAGGTGAACTTGATTCTGAAGATGAAGGAGGAATTGATTTCAATGATCCAGAATCTGTTAAGAACGCACTTGCTTCTCATCCAGACAGAGAAGCTATTATTGATTCAGCAATTGAGAACGGAATAACTCCAGCTCAAGCCTTAAAGATGCATGAATCTAACAAAACTGATCATTCCGAAACTCACGCTGCTATTGACGGTGCTCAAGCTGCTTTAGATGCATTGAAAGAGAAAACAGGTCATCCTGGATCATCTGATGAAGGTTCTGAAGATAGGGGCAAGCCTGATTTTTCAGAAGACACAAATAGTTACGGAATTGTTGATGAAGATGGGAATGAAGTCGGGAATGATTTCTTGATGCAAATGTACGAATCAGCGAATGATGTTGATGATTTCGTTAAAAAGGTTAACTACGGAATAACAAATGAAAATAGTAGTGTTAGCTATGAGAATGATAGTGCATTAGAGGAATTTTTCTTTGATATGGAGGAATCTAATTCAGAAGGTTCTGAGAAAGATCAATCTGAAGAAGAGCCTGGAAAAACCACCGAAGACACCAAAGATTTAGTTAATGAGCATAAAGACTTAGTTGATACTTTAGAATCAGATTCTCACGAAGACGACAAAGAGGAAGCAGTCAAGCAAAAGAAAGAGTTGAAAGACTTAGAAAAGGAGCAAGACAACGATGGTCATGACGACGATGGTGACGGGAAAGATGAGGATGGTGCAAGTTCTGAAGATTTAGACGAGGATAAAATTGGAGAATGGGCCAGTGGAGGTTTAGAATTAAGTAAAGAACAAGTTCAAAAATATCTTGACGAGAATCCCGATTCTGATTTCAAAGATGAAATGGAAAATTTCTTATCTGGAGAAGATGATGAGGATGAAGTTGTTGATTCTAAGGATTCAAAATTTAGTCAAGATGAATTGAAAAAGATGGCTAAAAATGCTCCTGTACAAACATTGAAGGCGATTGCTAAGATGAAAACCCACACTTCAAGACAAATAGCTATTGATGAGTTAAAAGAAAGAGGAGAGGATGTTTCAGAGTACGAACAAGTGATCTAACAGAAATAATCTTTATTAAAATAAGACGATTTAAATGGGTTACGCAAATAAAATAGACAAATTAGAACTTCTTCAGAACAAGCTTGAACTAAAAAAAGGTCTTGTTCTGGAGAAGGCTTTGTCGTCTAATTCACCCAACGATATTTTACGTGCTCAAAAAGTTCTTGAGAATATAGAAGAAAGAAAAGAGGGTAACAAAAAGAGTTACATAATTGACCCTTTAGATTTTCAAAATAGTTTCGGTTATAAGGATAAGCCATTTTCTCTGTCTTATCAGACTTTGAAAAGAATGTCTAAAACACCGATTATTAATGCTATTTTAAAAACTAGAAAGAATCAGATTGCTGACTTTGCTGAGCCGCAGGCTGACCGTTACTCAACTGGATTCGTTATTCGTAAGAAAAAGAGATTAGGTGAGAAGGACAGGGAAAATACTACTGAAGAGTGGCGTAGAATCGAAGAGATAACAGAGATAGTTTTAAACTGCGGTATTAACAACTCTTGGGAGGGTGACGACTTTGAATCATTTATAAGAAAAATTGTAGATGACAGTTTGACTTATGATCAAATGACATTTGAGGTAGTTAGGGACAGAAGAGGTAAATTGTTTGAGTTCTTTGCTACAGATGCATCTACTTATAGAGTTGCCGATTCATATGATGATGATGAGTACGATAAAGAAGACAAAGAAATGGTTAAAGGATATTACCCATCATTTGTTCAAATTTATCAAGGTTCTGTAACTGCTGATTTTTACCCTTGGGAACTTTGCTTTGGTGTTAGAAATCCATCTTCAAATCTTTATAACGTAGGTTATGGTTGTTCTGAATTAGAGGAATTAGTAAGTACTGTGACTTCTATGTTATGGGCTGAAGAATATAACAAGAGATTCTTTAGTCAGGGTTCTGCTCCTAAAGGTTTATTGAGAGTAAAAGGTAATGTTAATGAGAAACAATTAAAGGCTTTTAGACAAGAGTGGTTGTCTATGGTTACTGGCGTGCAGCAATCTTGGAAAACACCGATTGTAGATGCTGATATAGATTGGATTGATTTACAAAAATCAAACCGAGATATGGAGTATGGAAGCTGGTCTGAATACTTGATAAAAATTGCTTGTGCTATTTATGCTATAGACCCTAACGAAATTGGATTTAACATTAGTGCTGGTCAGGGGAGTTCTTCTATGTTCGAAGGTAGTAACGAACAAAGATTAAAACATTCTAAAGATAAAGGATTGTATCCACTATTGAAGTTCATTCAGAGAAAAATGAACAAGTATGTAGTTACTCAAATTGATCCTGAATATGAGTTCCATTTTGTTGGTCTGAATGGATTGACAATTCAAGAGGAACTTGATATTGAAATCAAGAAATTGTCTAACTTCCAAACAGTTAACGAGATAAGAAGTAAATACGGATTAGACCCTGTTAAAGGTGGGGATTTAATACTCAATCCTACTTACGCTCAACAACTTTCTATGCAAGCACAGCAGGAAGCTGGATTAGCAGGTGGCGGAATCCCAACGAACAATGACGATGATGGAACTAATCCTTTCTTGAATTGGGATGACTCAGATTCAGAAGAAGAGAATCCATTTGTTAAGTCATTTATGTCTAATTTAATTAAATAAAAGATATGCCTCCAATAGGAACGAAAAATCTTGGTTTAATAAAGGCGATTCATGTAGGAGTGAATCCACCTTTAAACACTAAGATATTGTGGTATAATGATTCTACAAATCCTTATACTACTGGACCAGCTAAGGTTCATTATTACTATGATGTAATTGCTGCTGATTGGTTACCTTTAGGAACAGGTGCTACGATTAACGGCATATATACATATATAGCTTTTGCATCAACTTGTGAAGGTGGAAATTTCAGCTTATCATTTGATCCAGATGATCATTGTTTTTGGGCTGTCATTACTTCTAGTATGTCTATACCTACGATGGATTTATTGCCAGAGTTGTTTGAAAAAAGATGGACTAAGTTTTGTAAATGTGGTGGAACAGAAGGTTCTGGAAATTATACTTATATTGCTTTTGCAGATGATTGTAACGGAACCAATTTCGGAACAGAAATGCAATACGAAGTAGATTGTAATGCTTGTCAATATGCGGATACCTTTTTAGTTGATAGTGGCAATTCTAGTTTTCAAGTTTCAAATACTGGAAATGGTGTTGAAATTGAGTTAGTGAATGTAGCACCAGGTCAACAACTTGTTCTTAATGTTTTCATGCCTGGTTCTGTCCTTTTGAATGACCTGATAGATTATTGTGTTTCAGTGAATACTTTACCTTCATTTACAGGAGAAATGGAAATCAGTTTAGGAGTTCCTACTGAAACAATAAATCTTAATGGACCAACAACTGGTGCAGAGCAACTTATTCAGAATCAAGGTTCTCAACTTATTATTAACGTTCCTAATAATGGCCAGGCACTCATAAATTCTACTATGACTATACAAGTAGGAACTAAAGAATGTTGCGCTGAGGAGATAGAAGGTCAATGTTTTCTTTGTAGATGTTATTTCGGAATAATAACTTCACCTACACCGATTGAAGTTCTAACTCCAGAGTTGTTCGCTAACAAGTGGATTAAGATTTGTTGTGATTCTAATTCTAGTTGCGATTGCGACGGCAAATTTGATTTATTAGAACAACAGATTACAAATCTTAATGAGTTACTTCAAGATCAAATTGCTATCTATAATCAGCAAATAAATAATTTAACAAATGAAATTTCTAATCTTCAATCTCAATTAGTAGAGTGTTGTGAAAATGCAAACCTGAGAATAGGAAATTTAGAAAAATTGTTAAATGAAGCTATAAATTCTTTCCAAGAATCTTTAGATAATTTAACTAATACAGCTGTAATACTCGATGAGCAGGTTGGTAATTTAGAATCAGAAAGTTCTGCCGATGCTATCCTTCTAAGGATAGATGGAGGTTTGAGAAAAGTAGCACAACAAGAAATATCGAATTTCAAATCTGAGACTTATGATCCAGACAGAGTAGCTGACCTCGATTATATAGATACAAATCTTGCTGATAACAGGAAATATGTGGATGATCAACTTGTACCTATGAACTCAGGAATAAGCGACTTAGGAACACAAGTGGTTGATCACGAAAGAAGAATCACAACATTAGAAAATCCTTAATAAATTAAAACATGTGTTGCGGAGGAAATTGTACAGGTAATTGCGGAGGTAACGGAGGTGGAAATTTCACTTATGTTAGATATGCATCAGATAGCCAAGGAACCAATATATCCAAATATATTGACAAAGACAATAGTGGGAATATAGATGGTATAACAAGATGTTATCAATCTATATTTGTTTCACCAATAGAACTAGACGTAAATAGTGCTTTATTCCCAACTCACTTTACAGAGTGGACTTATGGGTGTGAAGAAGATTGCGGGTGCGGAGGTTGTGAATGGTATGATTATCACAGAACAGAATTAGGAAACAGATGGACTTGGAATAATGGCGTATTTACTAATGATTCGATATTAGCATTTCAAAACGATGCTGAAGGAGTCAATAATTATAATGGAGACATTATGACAATACCATTTTTTAAAGATTCTGACGGTAACTTACTTCAGAGTGGTTTAAACTATTGTTTTGAGCTTAAATTCGACCCATCATTATTCACTAATCCTAATTCAAGTGTAGAAATTAGTTTTGGTAATGGAACAGGTGCAACAATAATATCTTATAATCAATCTGATATTTCAGGTCTGATCAAAGCTACAGTTACAGCAGTAAATGGAACTGTTTCTAGCCATACTATGGTTATAAGACTTGTAAATTCTTTATCACCTTCAGGTACTGAAGTGATAGATTTCAGAATATTCAATTTCAGGCTGGCTCCAGAGAGTTGTTGTGAAGATGGTGATTGCGGTTGCAACTGCGACATAACAATGAAGCCATTAGAATTGATATTAGGAGAAGAAATAAATTTCACCCATACTGATTATGGTTCTGAAGTGGATGCGATAGAGCCAGGACAAACTGAAATAAATAGAGGAACTTCTCAAAGTATATTCAATTCAGCAGTAGAATTAGGATACCAATTAGGTTCGCCAGCTAATACAGAATGGAATTCTGTTTTTACAGACCCTGTTAAGAATGGGTTTGGAAATTTATTTGACATAAAATCGAGAGTTTATTCTGATTTTGTCACAGCTTTAAATAATGCTGTTGGTTTAAACATATTAGGTTTAGAACTAATTATGCATGATCTTTCTACAGATAAATATCATAAGTTCTTATTTTCCTCTTGGACTCAAGGGGCGAATGGTGGAGGATTTGCTTACACTAGACAAGAGGTGGATGTAACTGAACCTTGCAAGATTACCTTCTCAGATGGAACAGTGCAATCTACAGCTGCAGGAAATGTAATAGGTGGAACTAATGTAACTGTTCAAGAAGTTATAATTGGCGGTGAAAGAACTTTTATTGTTAATGCAGCAGGCGGAGGAGTTAATTATTCTGATGTAGCTTTTGTTGATTTGTATAACGGTTCAGATGCGACAGGATTAGCAGGTGATTTTACCAAACCATTCCAGTCCATATCTGCCGCACAATCAGCAGTAACTGGTTCAGCATCTTCATTGAATCCTGGTCTAGTAGTGCTAAGAAAAGGATTGTACACTTCTAGTATAAATTTAATAACGGATGTTCATATTTATTGTGAGCCAGGAGTAGTTATATATTTTGGACAAATAAATGCTTCTAACATACTCATTGGTCAATATACTAAATTTTATGGATTCGCTCATTTTCAATCTCAATCTTGGATATTCAATATGAGTTCAGATGGAGAAGTTGATCTTGAATTCGATTCAGCGGATTGTGCAGGTATGTTGAATCTTAACTTCACACCAATTGTTAGAGTTAAGTTCAATCGTGCAAGATTGAGTGGAATGAATGGTGGAGGATATGGTTTCAGAATAACAGACAGATGTGATGTTACTGTGACGGCAAGAGAGTACATATATTCTCAGCATGTCATGTTCTTCTTGAGAAATGGTTCTGTTCAACCATTCGCTGGAAGATTAGTAGTTCATTCACCAAGATTATGGGTATTACCAGCTTATACTTCTACATACGGAAATATATATAAATGTGTATTGACTACTGGCCCAGCAGGTGCTTGCTATGTTGAATTAAATTGCCCTGATATCAGAATAGTTCACTCAGGAGGTGTGTCTGGAGATTACAGAGGTTTGATAAACTTAGTTAATCAATATACTGCTCAAACAAAGATTGTTATAAATGGAAATTTATACGGTAATGATCAGAATTGCATTTTGACTGGATATGTAGGATGGTATGTGAATCTTAAAGTAAATGGTGATTTGATATCTAATACAAGTCCTATAAATACATATTTAGGAAATACTGCAGGAACTCCATACGATTCAAATATTGATATAAATAATGGTAGAATTCAAGGGTACGCTAATATTCTTGGGGTCAGTAGAAAACACACATTTAAGAATTGTAGTTTTTATAATTACGCTGACGGAGTTACTTATCCTACTGCTCCTAATATATCTTGGCAAAATGATCAACCAACACTAAGTAAAAATGCTCAATTCTATAATTGCTTGGGAGAAGCTAATGGAGCATCATCTGAATTTATGGAAAATGCAGCACCTCCTTCGTTAATTACGTTAGTTGGTAGTTACGGAAATAAACCACTTGGAGCAACAGCAGTGCCAGATTTTTCTGATTACCAAGTAATTTCTTCATTAACAGTTCCAAAAGAATAAAATATGATAAATATCAACAACACTAAATGCGATGCTGTAGGCATTGAAGAGACATTGGCGATAGGTTGTATAGACCATACAACTGAAGAGATTGAACAAGTTTTTTGCAATAGAAAGGATTTGTCAGAAAATGATAAATTGATATATGATAATTTCTTTTTATTGTCTAATAAGAAATCTTTTGTTTCAATATTGAATCATCCTTGTGTGATAGGTATAGATAGAATGACAAATTCTGATGTGAAAACCGAATCTTTAGAATTATTATATGATGAATTGTCTCTTGAAGAACAGTCCAAAATTGATAATTTTTTGAATATGTTACTTCAGATGTCTCAAAAAGATTGATATTCTACAAGTTAGATTTGATAGCATCCACAGGTATTATTTCATAAAAAAGAAATAAACCGATGCAAGAAAAATTTAACTCTGATTTGATTTGGGCTTTAAGTAGCATAAATGGATTGCTAATTTTAGTGGCTAGTTTTTTTATTAAGAATTGGATGAAATCCGTGAAGGAGGAAGCTGATGGGCTGAAAGATGAACTTAAAAGCCATAGAGAAGAAATAAAACAAATTGAGTTGAAGAACCAAGAACAAATAGCTGATATAAATCATGAAATCGGTAAACGAAAAGGTGAGATTGATTTATTGAAGAAAGATGTTGAAAAACTTGCTTCGGACAGTTTGAATAATTTTGAAAATTTAAAATTACATATTAATTATCAAAAAACTTCTTTAGAAGAGATAAAGAAAGATGCTAAGGAAAGAAAAATGGATATGGACTCCAATTTTAAAACTTTAATAGAGTTAATCGGTAAAAGATAAAACATGGTAAAAGCAATTCTAAAATTCTTGAAAAAAAGAACTAAAAGTTGGAAAACTACTCTGGTTGGAGTTGTTATCCTTGTTGTTGTAGGTCACTTACTCTATTTAGGTAAAACGACCATTACAGAAAGTACAACAATAGCAATGGTAGGCTTGTCGCTACTTTTTAGTGATGATACTTTATTCATAAAGAATTTCCTACCAGGTAAAAAGAAAGAAGAAAACAATAATCAAAACGAAGAGTAATGAGTTACGATTTTTTAAAACAAGAAAAGTCTCCAAGAATTTTAGTTGAAGCTGTAAAGATGATTGGAACTAAGGAGATTGTAGGAACTAAACATAATCCTATAACTTTAGGTTGGGCGAAGGAACTAGGGCTTGAAAAAGTTTACACTAAAGACGAGATTCCTTGGTGTGGACTAGCTGTAGGATACGCTGCTTTCAAGGCAGGTGTTCAAGTTGTAGGTAGCCCTCTTTGGGCTTTGAGCTGGGCTAAGTACGGAAATCAAGTAGATGAACCTATGTTGGGAGACATACTGACTTTCAAAAGAGATGGTGGAGGTCACGTAGGGATATATGTGGGCGAAGATGATGTATGCTATCATGTTTTAGGTGGTAATCAAGGTAATGCTATGAATGTTACAAGAATAGCTAAAACAAGACTTTACCAAGCTAGAAGAACAGCTTGGAAGGTTGCCCAACCAGCTAATGTTAGAAAGATTTTCTTAGACGCAAAAGGTGCTATTAGTAAAAACGAAGCGTAATGAATAAAATACTTAAAAATCTGCCTGTACGGAATATTCTTATAGTCCTACAGGCAGTAGTTATATTTATACTTCTATTAAGAGGTGGAGATATGATTTCGCCAGAGGAACATGAATTAAAAGTTTCTCAATATTTGAAATCAGAACAAGAATTCAAATCTAAAATAAACAAACAAGGACAAGAACTTGTTTATCAAAAGCAAGTCCTTATAAATAAAGACAAAGATTTGCAAAAATTGTTGTTGGAAAATTCTGATTTAAGAAGATTGAATTCTCAGATAAAATTTGAGTCTGTAACAAATATCGGTAAGGTGGAGGCACTTTATAGAGATGTTAAATACTTGACAGAACGAATTAAAAAAATATCAATTCTACCTAATGGAGATACTGTTTATATTGAAAAAGTTGATACCATAGGTGTTCCATTCGGAACTAGATTTGATAAATCAGATAAGTGGTTTAATTTCTCAGGTTCAATCGAAAAACAAGGATTAGAGATGGATTCATTATCAATTTATAATTCTTATGTGATAACGGTTGGAACCAAGAGAAAATCTTTGTTTAAGCCATCTGAAACTTACGTAGAATTATTCAATGAGAATCCTTATACCAGAACTGTTTCTATGAACAATGTTAAAGTTATAGATAAGAAAAAATGGTATCAAAAAGGCATAGTTAAATTTGGTAGCGGTTTCATATTAGGAGCAGCTACAATGTTTTTAATAAAATGATTCTAAATACTGTAGAGAACATAGAGAAGGCACAAAAACAAGTTGAGAAATTGAATGCTAATTTTGTCAACAAGTATGTCAATTCAACTAATTCTAGACACGTCAAAGAAGAGAATGAGCCATTGTTGGACGATTTTATAGATTCATTCAACTCAAAGTACGCTAAAGAAGTTGTAGGTAAAAGCATGACTGAATTAGTAAAATTCTTAAAGGATAAGTGATATGTTTACATTGGAGCAAATATGGCAGATGATAGACATTATCAAGAGAAATCAAGCTGTATTTATCGGTAGTCAATTAGGACTAGAGTATTTGTCTCCTTCAGACATAATAATGTTGCAAGCATTAGGTATAAATACAGAAGATTTTGAAGATGTTATGTCTGAAATAGACAAGTCCTATTATTTCGGAATGATGGCTCAATCTTTAGGTGGAAATAAGTCATACAAAGTAAACAATAAGATATTCGACAAATGGTTTACTAAAAGATTAAATCAACCTAAGAGTATTTCTCAAAAGGCTGGACTAGACCATTTAAAAAATAGAGCATTCATTGATTTATCTGGTCTAGGAAACAAAGTTGCTAATAATTTTTCTAATACAATTTTGATGGCTAATCAAAAGCAGAGATTGGAAATTGCTGATAAAATCAAAACAGAATCTATCAAGGCTTTCAAAGACCGAAAAAGTCAAGCTTGGCTAGCATCTGAATTGAAAAGAATTACTGAAGACTGGGCCAGAGATTTTTCCAGGATATCAAATTATATACTTCAAGAAGCATATGGGTTTGGAAGAGCGCAACAAATACTTGAAGATTATGGAGATGACGCTCAAGTTTACAAACAGACGTTCCCAGGAGTTTGCAAACAGTGTTTAAAAAATTATGGGGTTCCAGGTGAAAAGCCGATAATATATAAATTAAAGGACTTGATTGCTAATGGTAATAACATAGGAAAGAAAGATCAAGAACCAGTTGTTGGCCCAGCTCACCCTTGGGCAAGGTCTATACTTCATGTGGTTCCTGAAAATAGCGAATGGGATGATGACTTGAAGAGATTTGTAATTAAAAGAAATACTCAAGGAGTAAAAAGAACTTCCAAGGTTAAAGTTACTATAACACCGTAAAATTTTTCATATGGCTAAAAATAAAAAGCGAAATTTGCTTTTGATTCAGCCCCATTCAGATGATATCATCTTTAGTGCGGCTAACTTCTTGAAAGAAAGAGACAAATATGATCAAGTTATAATGTTGACCGTAGAGTACAACGAAAAAAGACTTGAAGAAGACAGATTACTTTGCGAAGAGTTCGACATGGAGCTTTTCACTCTTAGGACTAAAGTAAGTTCTGAAAATTTTCATAAAGAATACTATTCTGATAAAAAACTGATGTCGGATGATTCAGCTATGAGTTTTTGCCTTATGAAAATAGGAGAAAATAAAATGCTGAAACTAGCTTCAGAATTAGATGGGATTCTTGAAGTATTGTCAGATGATGGATTCTTGATTGTAACTTGTTTAGGAGTAGGTCATCCATTTCATTGGTTAGTTAGAAATTTAACTGAAAAACACTCACACTTATTCTACCGTGATTTCCCTCATTCATACAAAAGAAGAAATAAAGAGTATTTTGTAGGCTTAACTAATTCTGAATTCAAGTTGAAACAAGTTCATGAATTGACAGGACTCAAAGAAGAGGATGGAGCGAATAAATTTCAATTTGTAAAGGACTTCTATAAATCCCAAAGTTCATTATTGTTCTTTGAGCAGGGTTATATTAAGAAGATGTTACCAGAAGAGTATTATGAAAAAGTTAAAGATTAGAATTTGTACTTTTGATGTCGCAAAGTATGGCGGTATAGTTCAAAATGTTGAAGGTCGTGTCAAGGCTTTTAAAGAAATGGGACATGATGTCGACATTATATTTTTGACTTATAATAAGACTATATCAGTCGATTTATATCATCGTAGAATAAAAGAATTTGAAGATGGTGTATTCCAAGCGAAACAAAGCAATAAGAGTCAACACGGAGGTTTTGAGAAATCAGAAGTTACTGGTTACTGGAAAAATTCCTATTATGGTTGGTTTCTTCCTCCATATACAAATCGTATTCCTGTTTTTGCAGAAAATGCTTTAGAATTATGGCATGAAGCTGTAATGGATGCGGATTTATTGTTTTGGAGTTTTATGCCTACTAAAACTAAAGAAGCTAAAGGATTTCATGATTGGCCAAAATTTTTCGATTTACCTAAAAGGATAAAACAAGTTTTTGCTGTTCATGACGGATATTACGACATTAGAACAAGCTGGGTTAGATATTTAGCACCTAAAATAACTTACCTAGACTGTGTACATACATCAGCCTATAATTGTTGTGAAAATATTGCTATTCCTAGATACTTGAATTTCGCTTCAAGATATATGCCTGATAAATTACCTTATAAGGCTATGTCTGAAAGACCAGTTGATTTTTTCGCTGCTCATGTTTTCAAATCTATGAAAAAGATGGAAGACATATTAGCCATGACTCCTCATTTGAAAAAGGGCAGTACTGTATTTACAGCTGGTTCTGGGATAGAACTTTATTATATGATGGCTGACGCTGAAGGAGGTAAACAAAAACCTAGATATATGGTTAGTAAAAAGACTGACCCTGATTGTTTAGATGAGCATATAGGTATGAGTCTTTGGGAGAGAGCCGAAATGTACGGATTAGAGCATCAAGGATTCATGTCAAGTTCCGATGTTTATTTTATGCAGCAAAATTCTAAATTTTGTATTGACCCATCATTCAGTAAACATTATGCGCAATATTCAAATACTCACCTTAATGGTTTCACCATAGAAGCCATAATAAACGGTTCATATCCAGTTTTGAGAGACACAAAAGGTCTTGTTAAACAAAAGGGTAAAATAGATGACATAATTTACGATGAATTGAAAGCTATATTCATACCTTGGGATGCAACACCTAAACAATTCGCTGAGGCTTTGAATAAGGCTAAAAAAATGTCAGATGAGCAATATAGAAAAGATGTTAAGCATAATTTCAGATTAGCTAAAATGTTATTTGATCCAATAAATAATATGCAAGATGTAATTGATATCGCATTCTATAAAAACAGATTGAAAGAATTAGAAGTGGGTAAAAATTCAGCTAAGGTTTTGAAAGATTCAGAAGAAGTAATGACTAAATTTTTCAACGTAGAACTTCCAATAGATTGGACTGAATAACAGATATTAAAATATTCATCGATATAGTAATTAAACATATTAGTATGAACAAAAATATTGAGAAGGCTAGACAGGTTGGAGAAACCAAAGTCGGTAAAGATGGTATAACTAGAGTGTGGACTCAACTTTCTAGTGGTAAATTTGACTGGCGAAAGGTTAAATCAACCGGTTCTTCAAATAAAGATTCTAAGCCTGATTCAGGAGGTGACGATGAAGAACAGACTCCAACTACTAAAGCTGGGAAGCTTCAAGCACATTTGAAGAAAACAACTAATGATAAATTAGTTTCATTTGCAACTAATCCAAACAATGATCCAAGTCTTAGACAGATGGCTTATGACGAGTTGAAAGAGCGTGGAGAAGATGTTTCAGACATTGACCTGAATACAGGAAAAATGAAACAAGCAAAAGAAATGTTTGGAGATGGAGATGGTAAAAAACCACCTGCAGCACCAACTTCTAAGAATACAGATTCTGACGAGGATGAAGCTAAAAACTGGCAAGATGTAGATAACATCAAAAAGAAATTCAATAACGGAAAGACTAAGAAAGACCGTATTGAAATGGATGATTATATACATAATCTTAAAATAAATGACCCTGATTACCAGCCACCTGAAAAAGAGGTTACTGTCTTGAATAAGACGTATGCGCAGTTTTTAAAGGGAGGTTCTCCATTGATGATTGCTTCTGGAGGTGCTGGGGTAGGTAAGTCTTATAACTTCCACGCTGTGGCTAAGTATATGGGTAAAAAACCTTTTGATCCAGAGACAGACCAACCAGGTGATGGCGATTACGACTATTTTGAGGCTCCAGAAGTTGACTCAGTTCCTCAGTTTGCAAAATTACTTCAAGAACATAATGGTAAAACTATCGTATTCGATGATTCGGATATGGTTATAAAGAATCCTGAAATTAGAGGTTTGTTCAAGAAGGCAACTGCGTCTTCTGGTAAAAGGATAGTTGGTAAGAAAAGTACAAACAAAGCTTCAAATGTTGATCCTTTTGAGTTTACTGGCCAGATTCTTTTGATTACAAACATGAATCAAGACGACTTTACGAAAGATGAACATATGAATGCAATCTATTCGAGAGCCATCAAAAAAGATATACAATTTACAAAAAGAGAAAAACTTCATTTTGTAGACAAGTTGAAGCATCAAATGAACTTTACTGGAGTTCCTAGATTGGATGACAAACAGGAGGATATAAAAGAGAGAGATGCTGTATTCAAGATACTTGCCGATAATATTGACAGTATAGACCCTCAAAAATTCAACACTAGAACATTCAAAGAAGCTATCGAAACTAAGAGAAGTATTGATAATGCTAACAAGATGATTCAAGATGACCCTGTTATGGGTAAAATGCTTTTCGGTGACGAAGAAGATTGGGAAAAAGAAGTTGAAAAATTCATAGTGAAAGGTATCAAACCAGAGATTGGAATGAGTTTAGAAAAGGCTTTAGAGACACTTGATTTGCTTAAATAATGGACAATTTTGAAAGATTGAAAAAGTCTCTCAATGTTGTAGCGGTAGCTAATTTCAAAGGAGAGGTAGATGACGAAACGTTGATTAATGCTTTTGATAATTTCTCGAAAGCAATCAACTTTTCTCCAGATGATAATTATGAAATTATCAAATCAAAAACTTTTCACGATTCCTTGAACGGTTTAATTCCTGATCAAGAATTAATGAAAGCATTACAACTAGGTCAAACGAAAGTTAAGAACGGAATAACTTATGTTGTTAAGATGACCCCTTCTGGAAAACTAGATTGGAGAAAAGTTGTAAACAAGGACAAGAAAGATTCATCCAGTAAATCAGCAAGCCCAGAAGACTTCTTTGATACAGAAAATTTTCCGAGTCTATCAGATATTGAGATAGTTAAATCTTTAGGAGGTTCTACTGGTGCTCAACTTGTTAAAGACAAGAATACTGGTAAGGAGTACGTAATGAAAAAAGGTGCTTCAGCAGCTCATGTTGAAGAAGAATATCTTGCTAATTCCATATATTCCTGCTTAGGAATAAGTGTTCCAAATATGAAACTTTACAAGTCAAAATCTGGATCACTCATCTTATCTGAGTATATGCCTAATACGGAGGTTGCTAATTCAAATCTTACAGATGATATTCGTAAGGATATATTGAATAATTTCGTAGCTGATTGTCTTTTGGCTAATTGGGATGCATACAAGAATGACAATATACTTATCAATAAGGACGATGGTAAAATTTATCGTGTAGATAATGGCGGTTCTTTAAGGTTTTCTGCTCAAGGTAGAGATAAGGGTAATCATTTTGAAGATGAGGTTAATGAATTGGAATCTATGGTTTCCAATAACATACAAATGACTTCTGGACTGACTCAGAAAGACATAAATAAACAAATCAAAAAAATCCTTAAAAAGAAAGACATTATTTTGTCTATGATTGAGGATGATGATTTGAATTTGAAAATGCATAATAGATTCGCTAGTTTAGAACTCAGATTGGAGGATTTAGACGAATCTAAAGACCCATACCGAGAATTAAGCGAAAAAGAGATGGAAAAGGCATTGTCTGACGCTGGAGGTATGTGGAACAGTGATAATACTCACGGTTGGAACTTCTTATCAAATATTTGTAAATTAAGAGGTTTTGACAAAGTTGCTACTGAAGTAGATGATCAGACTTTTGAAAAGGCTATTTCTGAAGATGGGGCATTTATGGTTAATAGAGGTGTTCAAGGATTCAATGGAAGAACAGCTCAAGAACTTCTAAAGGACTTTACTGAAAATGAAGACTGCTTTTATGGTAGAGTAGGTATGTATGGTGCAGGTATTTATGGCGCTGTAAACAAGCCTAAGAAAAATCCTCCACCACCAAATCACGATTACCAAATAGCATACGAATACGCTGGTTATAAAGATACTGGCGTTATGGATATATGCATACCTTCAGATGCAAAGGTTATCTATACAGACGAATTAGATTCTATGATGTCTGAAGAATTTTTTGGTTCTGAATTCAAGGAACTCAAAAATAAATATGATGACGCAAAACAAACAGTTTACGATTTAGAAAAGAAACAAGATGAAATCGAAAAGAAAATCGAACAAACCACTAAAGAGAAAATGGGATGGGATGAAGACACTTTCGATGAATTGAATAATGTTCAAGGCTTACCAGGGAATTATTCTTATGAAAAGTTAGCTGACTTGAAAAAGAACAAATTTAGCAAAGCTGTAGAATATTACACAGGAATAGTTAAAAAATTAGCAGGAGATGTTAAAAAAATAAACAATCAAACTTATGAAATAACATTGCCTCATACTACTGAGAAATTTATATTGAATGAAGGTATAGCGCAAAGAAGTGATATGAAATTGAAAAATTCTCAACACATAGCTTACAATCTTCACTATAAGTATTTGAATGAACATCTTGTTCAAAATCATTTCGCTAAAATAAACGACACAATTAAAGAGAGAATAACATCTGATAAGAAGTCTAGCAAAGAAATGATTGATATCAAAAATGAAATCAAAGAAAACAAAGACATATTAGACAAAATAACACATGAGCTCAATAAGGTTAAAACAAATGGAAGTTCTAGTGTTAGTAAGATAATGGCTGATATAGCTAGTAGGACAGGTGGTGAAGCAAGAGGATTCTATGCTGCAATAAAGGGTTATGATGCTATTATTCAAAAGAATGGTTGGGGTGGGAATACAGATTTTGCCGTAATTATAAATAGAAGTAAGTGTCTTGTTCGTAAAAAATAAATTATGGAATATTTTGTTAATGAAGAAGGTTTGAGTATTGAATCTCAAAGACAACGAAACAAGCTGGCAGACGTCAGAGTAGGTAAAATATCTAGGACTTTAGCAGATAAAGAAGCAGATAGATTGTTGCCATTTAAAAATGGTGAATTTCCACTGGTTAGCGACTTAGACTATTCTTCATTCTCTAAGCAAATTTCCAAAGAACTTTATTTTGACGATTTACCTAAGTCAATTAAATCTGTAGTTATGAAGGCTGAGCAGATTCATGTCTTAAATGAATCCTTCAGAAAGTATTTGATGTCTAAAAGTATATCTCAAAAAGATTTTATCGAAAAGGATAAAAAAGATAAACTTGATATTGTATACGATTGGCTATTCTTAAACAAAATGGATATTGGAGTATTAGAATTGTAATCTTACAGATATTATCAAGCTAAATATCTTACATGAACAACAATTTTAAATTTTTCTGTCCTGTAGGTGTCATTCAAAAAGCGAAAGACAAAGAGGGTAATGAGATCATGAGATTAGGAGGAATCGCATCTACAATGGATAAAGATTCTGACGGTGAGTTCTTAGACCCAACTGGATTTGATATTACAGAATTTAAAAAATCTGGAGTTGTTAATTGGCATCATCAATCTAAAAACAGTCCTGCTGCTATTATAGGTGAGCCTCATAAAGCTGAGATAAGAAAAGACGGATTTTATGTTGAAACTGATCTTTATCCTAATTCCAAGTTAGCTCAGGAAGTATATGAGGTTGCTCAAGTTATGGCTTTGGATTCTAAAACAAGACGTTTAGGATATTCAATTGAAGGAACAGTAGTTGAAAGAGATGAAGAAAATCCTAAGATAGTTAAGAAAGCTATCATCACTGGGTTAGCTATAACTCATATGCCTAAAAATGCTCAAACATTTGCCGATATTATTAAAGGACGTGTTCTAGTAGATGATGAAGAAGAGAAATCTTTGACTACAGAAAGCGGTTCAGCCTTGAAGAAAGAATCTGTTGATAGAGGTGGTTACAAAATCAAAAAGATGGATTCTAACGAGAGATACGACAAAATATTTGACACTTATCCAGGTATTAGTATTGAAAAGGCTGATAAGTTAAATAATTTATTCACTCAAATACAAGAGAAAATGATAGGTAAAACGATTACAGATGCCGATATTGAAAAGGCAATCGATGTTCTTGGTTTAGACCTTAAAGATAATCCGTTTATCGAAAAGGCTAAAAAATCCAAAGATGTTTCTGAAATGTCTGCAGAAGAAATCGCAGAGAATGTCACAAAGCAACAATTCGGATCAAAAGATGAAGACCCTGAAGAGGATGAGGACGAAGAAAATGAAGATGAGGAAGATGAGGACGAAATGAAAAAAGATTTGTCTACAAACAATGCTTCTCCAGCTACTGGTGCAACACCTTCAAAAATCGAAAAGGGTAAAAAGGAAAATTCACTTGTTAAGGCTATCAATGATTCAGTAGAAAAACAATCTAAAGAATCTAAAGCATTAGCTACTTTGATTAAAGCTCAAATGGAACAGACAGAAATTCTAAAAGGCAAGATTGAAGAGCAAGGAGGATTATTGAAATCTACTCAAGAGGAATTAGCTGAGACTAAAGGACTATTGAGTAAGGCTCAAGAAACTATCGAACAGATGGCAGGTTCCACTCAAGGACGCAAATCTATCACTAAAGGCTTTACTGAGCGTAATTTCGGTGAAGATGGTCAGAGAAAGTCAAATGACGGAACTATGGTATTGAGCAAATCTAAAGATGCTGCAAAAATCTTGAATATCATCGATAATGCTTCATTTGAGAAGGGTTATGATGCAGAATTTGGGGATGCTGTTACATCATTCGAAGCAACGAAACAATTACCGATTAATGTTATCCACAGATTAAAATTGGAAAAACAAATCAGTATTGTCGACTAACAGATATTAGTTAGTTGTATTACAAAGAAAACGAAGTTTAAATTTTAAAACTAATACAAAATGGAAGGACTAAATTTAGCTGATTACGCAAATGCTGCTGCCAATAATGGCCAGCCGAATTTGATTGGTAGCAGTTCTAGTGAAGAATTGAACCAGTTGCAAAAAGCACTTGAGGCAGGTCAAATTACTGGTAGAGAAACAGCCAATTTGACGACTGCTGGAGGTGCTCCATTGAAAGTTGAGAGTCTTGATAAGACTTTGAAACACTTGACTTTCAAAGAAACAGAAATCGTTCTATGGAAGAACTTGCCTAAAAAATCTGCATTCAACACCGTTGAAGAATACAACCAGTTGACATCTTATGGTGCGCTTCGTGGAGGTTTCTACAATGAAGGAGAGTTGCCGAATGAAGAGGACAGTACTTACGTAAGACGTGCTCAGTTAGTGAAATTCATGGGGGTTGTTAAATCTGTGTCTCACCCGATGACATTGGTTAACACTCACATCGGAAGTATCATGGAGCGAGAGATTAAGAATGGTACGATGTGGATTCTACGTCAATTGAACCGTTCTTTGTATTTCGGTGATGAGGCTTTGGTTTCACAAGAGTTTAACGGATTCCTTGCTCAGCATCAACGAAATGATGCTTGGATCAACTTGGATGCTTACTTTAACTCAGAAGTTGTAGTTGACCTTAGAGGTTCTGCTTTGACTGAAGAAGCTATCGAAGATGGGGCAAACGGAATTATTCAAAACTTTGGTGTAGGTACTCAATTGTACGCTCCACCACGTGTATTGAGTGACTTCGTTAAAGGTTTCTACGGAAACAAATTTATCCAACCTAATACTGCTCAAACTTCTGACGGTATTATGGGTCAACGAGTTCAATCATTCGATTCTCAATTTGGACGTATCGGATTGAACTGGGATATTTTCTTCAACAAAAAACCTAGTCGTACTAGTGTATCACCAGCTACATCACCGAATGCACCTGCACCAGTTGTTTCTGTTTCATTGACTCCTGTTGCTGTTGATGCATCTTCTAAGTGGGCTGCTACTGATGCTGGTACTTACTACTACGCTGTTGCTTCTGTAAACCGATATGGTGAATCTACTTTGGTTCAAATCGGTGCTGCTGCTGCGGCTGTAGTTGCTGGAGGTGCTATCGACTTAGCATTTACTGACGGTGGTGGTTCTACACCAGCTACTTCTTATGTAGTTTACCGTTCTAATCCAGGTGCTGCTTCTTTCGCTGCTGCTACTTTCTATCCTGTATTCACTGTGTCTGCACAAGAGTTTACAGCTGGATATGATGGTGCTGCTGCTGGAGCGGTTCGTGACCGTAACCGAATGATGCCTGATATGGATCAAGCTATCCTTTTCCAAATGGACAATGAAGTGATTGAATTCGCTCAACTTGCTCCACTTATGAAAATGGATTTAGCGTTGTTGAGTCCAGCGTACCGATTCATGATCTTATTGTACGGAACACCGTTCTTGTACGCACCTAAGAAAATGGTTCGTTTCATCAACATCGGACGTGCTTAATTAGTATTGTAAAGTGAAACTATGAAGGGTAGGTGGAATAGTCTGCCTGCCCTTTTTTGTTAAATTTAATTTTTGAAATAATGAGTAATCAAAAAAACAAGGATGTTGTTCTATTAGTAGAGGATGCTAAACAACATGGTAAAACTATTATTGTTCCTATCGCAGGAGCAGTTGAAATCGATGCTGAAGGAAAATTCACCATAGATGATGTTACAGCAAGTCTATTACTTAATTCTGGAAACGGATTCAAGCTAGTTGAGGGTAATGGAACTACGGTAACAGATTCTGGTAATACAGATGGGGATTCTGACGAAGGTGACCAAGGTAACGAAGATTCTGATGAGGACGATTCAGATGGAGATACAGAAGGGAATGAGTCAGACGAAGAGTCAGACGAAGATTCAGACGAGGAAGGTGACGGACTTGATGAATTGTCTCTTGAAGAATTGATTGAAATTGCTTCTAAAAGTTTCGAGGAAAAGAAATACAAGAAGTTCATGAAATCTGAAAAGATGATGATTCAATTCTTGAGAAAAAATTCATAAAAAATAATTTGTCATGCCTCAATTCAAGCTAGACATATCATACTCAAAAAACGAAGGACTGGTAATCAGTCCTTCGGAGTTGATAGACATGTATTTAACAGGGATTCCTTTGTGCTATCCTGACGGAGGCAGCATAAGTCCTGATTCAATAAAACAGAAGATTCTTTCTGCTCAAAAACAGATTGAAAATGTGCTTTCTATAAAATTTGCTAAACAAAGAATATTTGAAACAGCCGATTTTATAAGAGAAGAGTTCTTCAGATGGGGATATATAAAAACTGTATTCCCTATAATGAATCCAATTTCTCTGGACGGGTATATAAACAATGTTCAACAAGTTCATTATCCTAAACAGTGGTTAAGTTGTATGAGAGGTACTGATACTACAAAATTCAGAAATTTGTATCTAATTCCAAATACTGAAGGTGGTGCAGTCATGACTCAAAATGCGTTTGTGTTTTCAGGAATAACACCTCACATGGGGTTCTTTGGTACTGATTTTATACCTAATTATTGGAGAATAAATTACTGTACAGGTTGGGATAACATTCCTATGGAATTAATATCAGCACTGGGTAAGGCAGCTGCTATACCATTATTAGCGATTGCTGGAGATTTAATATTTGGCGCTGGCGTGGGTAATCAGTCTATTTCAATAGATGGAATTAGCCAATCCTATTCTACAACAAAAGGACAGGGTGGTGCATTCGCTGGTAGGATAAAACAATACATAGATGAATTCAACACAGAGTGGGGTGAGTTGAAGGCTGAATACAGAGGTTTGATGTTTAAAAATATGTAATCATGTCGACAGGAGTAAAGAAAAAAGCGATTGTATCTACTACTGGTCCAGAGTCAGTAGAACACCAAGTTAGATTTGAACCGCAAAGATTCAATTCTCTTGTATTCGATAAAGGTTATGAAGTTTATGTAGACAAGGCATTAAGATGTCCTTGTGCTGTAAAAGGCAATGGACAAGCACTAATAAGTTGTGATAATTGTATAGGCACTGGTTGGATTTTCATGGATAGAATAAGCACAAGAATGGCTATACAAGGAATCAATGCAGATGTTAAATATCAAGATTGGTCTAAATTATCTACTGGTATGGCTAAAGTGACTGCTAGAGCCATAGACAGACTTGCTTTTATGGATAGAATAATCATAAGAGAAGCTGAAGGGTATTTCAATGAAATTCTTAGACCTAGAGAATTTAGAGGTAAGATGACATGTTTCACAACATATGAGATACTAGAAATAGAATCTATTTTAATGTTTGAAAATGACAAGACCGCACTGAAAAGAATACCTGAACCTGATTATACTATTGAGAATGAAAGAATTATTCTTCACAATAAGTATATGAATCAAAAAGACCTGACTATTACTATAAGATATAGACATCTTTTAACATATCACATAATTGATATGAATAGGGATATCACTAAAGTAAGAACAAAAGAAGGATGTTCTGCTACTAATGAGGAATTACAAGCTATGCCTATTAATGGTACTGCTAGGAAAGCTCATTATTTATTTGACAATTTGAAATTTGAAGAATCGTCCAGATTAATTGATAATACAGATGAAAATACAAATTGACATAGATGACCTGATTAAGGAATTTAATTTTCCTAGAAACACGGCAGATTTTATAGTTGAATCTACAGTGGAAGAAATCACTACTGAAATTTACCGAAATTGGAGAGTTGAGGCATCTAACAATTTGAAATCATCAAGAGATGAGTATATCAACAACTTAGATATAATCAGGAACTCTCAATTTTCAAGAACTATCATGTTACACGGAATGTTACCTAACATGATAGAAAAAGGCATTGGCCCATTCGATATGAAAGAAAATTTCAAAAAGAGTGGAAAAGTAAAATATTCAGTAAAGACTTCTAAAGGTGGTAAGGTTACATTTTCTTGGTATTTAACAATACCATTCAGAATAGGAACTCCAGGGATTGTAGGTGAAAATTCTGCATTTAGCAGTATCATGCCTAAAGAGGTTCACGATATAATGAAGAAAAAACCTGCTAATTCTCCATTAAAGAATGTGCCATCTCCATTTGACATTCCTCAGAGTAGAGCAGCAATAGTTATACCAGAAGCTAATATCAATTTTCCAGAATATACTCATAAATCTAGTATTTATGCAGGTATGGTTAAAAAGACAGGAGCATACGGTAAAACTACTCAGAATACCTATCAAACATTCAGAAGAGTCAGCGGTAATTCAGACCCTAATTCTTGGATACACAAAGGAATTAAAGCGCATAATTTAATGCAAAAAGCTGTTAGTAATACAGATGTTAACACAATAGCAGAGAATAATGTAGACAAGATACTTAAAAACTTAGGATATGGACAATAATGTTTCAGCTGTTTTGATGCCAGAAATTGTAATTTACAATACTCTGAAATCAATATTCAAAATAGTAAAGGATGATTTTGCAGAAGCCGCATCAGAACAAGATACGATATTGTATAATTTCTTTGGTAAAGATGAAAATAACAATATAGTTTCTTGGGAGACTTTTGATTATTTCGAACAAGCTAAAGAATTATTCATCAATAGAGATATAGAGGTTAATTTAGGGTATAATATGGAAAATTCTGGAATGGGAGTTGTACATATTTTATTACCTGAGGAGACAGGGAGAGATTTTGGAATAGGTGCTGATGAAAATTATCAACCGAATGTCGTTAATAATTTTTCAGATGGTCATTCTGAATTCACCCCACAATATAATAAGATGTATGATGCTAATTATAATCTTATGATTACTTCAGAAAATACATTGGAAGTTCTGTTGATATATAACTTCATAAAAGCTAGTTTCATAGCTTTGCATTATCATCTTGAATTAAGCGGTTTAAGATTGCCTAAATTTTCTGGAAGAGATGTTCAGATTCAATCAGACCTAGTTCCTTCTCATGTGTTCCATAGGTCATTCAATTTGTCCTTTATGTACGAAGTTTATGTACCAGATTTTTTCAGCAAACGTATTATCAGAGGGTTCTCAGTAACAGGTATTACTCTTTCAAATACAAATGGGTAATTATGACAATTCAAGAATTTTCGCATAAATATAACTTCAAAAGCAATGACAGAAACATTGCATCGAGAGTTTATGCATCTGTAGAGATGACAGAGAAAGAGTGGATTGAAAAATTGAAAAGTGAGTTTGCTTTTGATTCTTCTTCATATGTAGAAATTGCTGATAAAAAGGCTAGTGAATCTGCTCCTAAGAAAACAGAATCGAATACTGTAATTGATAATTCAACTGAATCTGACGAATCAGAAGATGTTGAAGATGAAGAATCAGAAGAAGAAGTTGAAAAAGAAGATAAGCCATTAACATCCAAAGAGGAAAAGCTGGCTAAAATTAAATCCAACAAAACGTCACATAAAAAATAATAAGGATGGCTACAATAGTAAATTTTAATGGTAAAAAAATTATTGAACCAGGAGTTTATGCTCAGGTCAAGAGTGGTATACCAGTTAAGCCTAGCACATTCTCTACTGGCAACGTTTGTATCATCGATACAGGTTCTGGAATGGGATTCGGTGGAGGTTCTGGAATAAATGGAGAAGATAGACAAGGATTGAATTCTGTCTATTCATTCCAAGATATTTCCGACTTTCAGGATTTTGTTCGTGGAGGTTTGCTTTTCGACATCGCTGATTTCTTGTTTAACCCTCAAGTATCTGCGTCTGGTCCAGAAACAGTTCATATAGTTCGTGCAGCCGAAACGACACCTGGAGAAATCGAATTTCAATTTTCAGGAGGTGGTTCAGCAGGTGGTAAAATAAAATTACTAACTCTTAATGAGGGTGAATGCGCAAATGGTAGAGTAGCTGAATCTTTAGCGAAATGTTCTATTTCCGTGATTGGGCCAATTTTAGTAGGAGATACTGCCGATATTCAAATATTAGGAGGTTCTTCAATTACTGGATTGATCACAGCTACATCGACTTCTACGTCAGATTTTGCTGAGCAAATTATGGAAGCTATAAATTCAGGAACTTCAGGATACCATGCTGCTTTGCAAGGTGGGGATGTTATCGTTACTGCTCCGACAGGAACAGGTTCTTCAGGTAACTTGGTTGTTTTAACAACTATGCAATTGCCTATTCAAGGAACTTTATCCTCAGCTACCATGACTGGAGGTGTAGACAGTATAGATTCTACTGCTTCTTTGACATTTACAACTCCAGGTAACGCTGGGGATGTGGTAGGTATAGCATATAACGGTTTACCTTATGTGTTCTTCGGTTACTACACTGTTCAACCTGGAGCGACAAATGATTCTAATGCTGCAGGTTATGCCGCTTTGATTAACTCTAATACAGGAGTTCATGGTTTTACAGCATCAGCAACATTAGACGTATTAACAGTAACTGCCCTTGCAGGTTCTGGTGCAACCTTGAACGGTGACCCTCTTATTGTAACTGCAACTACTGGTACTGTAGCTGTAACACCTGCAACAACTTTTTCAGGAGGTGTGAATGAAACCTTATCTACTGTAGATGTTACTGTAACTTCTATCGGTGAAGAAAATTCTACAATGACTGTAACTGTAGATGGTATTGATTTAGGAACTTTGCCTTCAACAGGAACAGGAACAACGGATGCTTTAGCTGCTAACTACGCTGCACTTGTTAATGCTAATACGAATGCTGGTCTGAATCACGGATTTACTGCTACTGTTGCTTTAAGTGTTGTAACAATCGTTGCACCAATAGGTTCAGGAGCATCTTTAAATGGTGATTCAGTAGTATTAACAACCCCTTTCGGAACAGTTCCATTCCTTACGATAGGTTCGTTCAGTGGAGGTAGTGATTCTGGAATGTTGACTATCGGTTATGGTGCGCAAATGATGGCTGGAGTTAATGATCCAACTAAATTCATGATTGAATTTTACGAAGGTACTTACAGAGGAAAGACAGCTGGCGGAAACGACATAAACGGACTTGCTCCAGAGTTTTGTCCTCCTAATTTGATTGCTACGAGCATCGAATTTTCCAATATTTCTGAACTTATAGAGTGGGCTAAGAATGACTTCTTGTTATCTAAAAGATTCAGACTTGATGAAAATTACCTTGTAACAGGAACAGGAGCAGTTACCGCATCGGATTTATCAAACTATTCTGACATAAATCTTGCTGTAAACGGTGTTACTAATTATACTCCAGCGTCATTAGACCGAGTTCTTGAGGACATCAGAGAGTTGGATAATACTTTCTTCCTTTGTGATAGATTTGGAGATGAGGCAATGGGTGTTCAAAACAATAAAATCTGGAATCATATTCAGAGAGATGCTGAAATGAACAAATTTATGATTGTTGGAGCAGGTATAGACGAAACCAAGTTTGAAGCTGGTGTTCCTAACTCATCTATCGAAACTGCAAAATATTACAATGACTACCGAGTTATCGTAGTTCATAGCGGTCACAAAAGAGCGAATGTGACTGGCGGAGGTTTTGAGAAATTATCTGCCTTTTATCACGCTGCTAACATCACTGGTAGATTAGGTGGCTTAGAGCCTCAAACACCTCTTACATTTAAAGGTATTAAGATTACTAATTTTAATCACCAATTAGGATTGAGAGAGCGTGAGAGAGCACTTCAGGCTGGAGTAGTCCACAACAGATTAGTGCCAGGCATAGGAAACGTTGTCAATCAAGGTATTAACTCATTGCAAAGAAATACTCAACTTATAAATCCTGATGGAAGTTCTTTCGAGATTTCAATCATGAGGATTGCTGCTCAATTGAACAAAGAGTTGATTTTAAATATGAGACCTTTGTTTGTAGGTAACAACGTAGGTAGTGCATCTCCAGCAGATGTAAAATCATTCGTGGAAGGTTATTTACTTTCAAGAACTGCTACTTCAGCTCAGGATAACCTGATTATTAGTTTCAAAAATGTTACTGTTCGTTTGATTGAAGATTATTATGATATCAAGTACGGTTTTGTTCCTAATGGTCCAATTAATAAATTGTTTGTAACAGGATTCATGTTAGATTCTAACTTGAGTGCGTAATTTAAAAATAAGTAAGACATGGCAACTAAAGTAATGACAGCCCCTCTGGCTATAATAAAAGTTGACGGAATTGCTGTCGGTAAAATGAAGAGCATTCGAGTTAATGAGAATATCAGACGTGGACGAGTTCAAGGAATTGGAGAACTTACACCGAGTGAAGTTCCAGCTTTGGAATGGAGCGGTTCATTGAACGCTGGATTCTATTCTATCACATTTAACAATCAAGATCAGTTGATTAAAACTGCACTTTTAAGAAATGTGAACAACCTTCAAGAATTTGTTGATACAGTTCTTTTACAAGAAGATGGAATTCAGATTGATATAATGAAGAAAGTTAAGGATTTTCAAGACCCTGCTACTGGAATCATTTATCCACAATTTGAGCTTTTTGCTTCTATTAGAGGTGCTTTTTCAACGAAAGAAAGTTTTGATATTTCTGAGGGTCAAATCTCAGGTCGTGACGTAGATTTTGAGTATATTACTCCAATCTTATTCCCATTGTAATATTAATAACTAAAAACGAATTAAAATGGCTGCAACAACTTTTCAGCAAGGTGAAGACCAAAAAATTAGCGTACAAGTTATCGAAGCAGGTGCTGCTGTAGATATTAGCGTTTGTACTAACATCAAGGCAATCTTGAAAGTTAATAATATCGAACAAAAGAAATATGCTTTGGTTCCTGAAACTGATCACGGAACTTTGGCTGTTGACGGTACTAATAACAATCAAGTTAATGTTTTTGTTGAACGTGACGAAAGCAAAAATTTCCCTGTTGGCGCTATCACGGTAATTCTTTTGTGTGCTTTCCCTGATCCAGAATTCAGCGATGGAGTACGAGTTCAAGAATACAAGTTCAGCGTTGGACGTGTAACTATCGGAGAAGGATTGAATGAGATGATCTAATAGATTTTATCTAAAAATAAGGAATGCTGGGTTTACGCTCAGCATTTTTTATTCAGTTATTATTTTAGTTAAAATGTAAAAATTTATTGTTATGGTAAAGACTAAATTAATTAACATTCTTGGAGAATCTTATCAAGTTAATTTTCCTAATATGGGGGGTTTACAAGACATTGAAGCATTCAAGATAGCTTATACAAATGGAAAGTATATTGATATGGCTTTGTCAGGTTTGAAAATGCATGAATTCATGTTAGACGTAACTGATGCTGTATCTTATTTTAGCGTTTTGATTCCTGATTTGAGAAAGAATTTAGAAATCAAAAATTGGAGAGATTTAGATACAGAAACTGCTAAGAAATTAGTTAAGGCTTACAAGAGTGAATTTTTGCCTTGGTTTAAACCTATGGTTGATAATTTGTGTAAGTATGATGTAGAAGAATCGGACGATGTCTCAGAACAAAATCAGGGATGAAATACGCCAACAAATAAATAATTGGAATAGTAAATTTCCGATAGATTATTGGTGGAGGAAAAAGTATAACATACCCTTTGGAAGCTCAGCTCATAGGGAAGCCAATCTAATTGATATGTTTTATGATTATGAAGAAGAAAAAATCATGAACAAATTAATAGAAAAGATGTCTTCAGAAGAAAGTGAAGAAAAAGAAGCTGATTTAAATGTTGGTAAGAAAATGTCTAAGAAAGAATTAGATGATGCATTCGATAATCTGGATATATCTCAATTCTAAAATGATCAATTATGGCAGATGTTAGTGTAAATATACGAGGTAGGGATGACGGATTAGGAGCATCGCTTGATTCCTTGAGAGAAAAGGCTCAAGCATTAGGTAGAGATGTCTCGAATATTAATCAGTCAGGAATGTCTAAAATGACACCTACTGAACAAAGATTAGCTGTAGAGAATACGGCTAAAGAAACTCTCAGAGCCAAACAAGATTCCATTCGTTCTGAATACTCTGCTGCAAGAAAGGCAAATATTGATGAGTTTAGTCAAGCTGAGTCTAGGTTTGCTCAAGGTAAAATGTCGGCATCTGATTTTGAGTTAGAAAAGAAGAAATTTGATCAATCTCAGACAGAACTAAATAAAGACGAACAAGCTGAGTTAATTGCTACCGAAAAGGAAATGAACCAACACTTACGAATTATTGTTCGTGAGATGGTTATGCAAAGAAGGCTTGAACGTGAAATTGCTCAAAGAGATGATAAAGAGCATAAGATTAGAGAAAGGGAGGAAAAAGATCAGCTTGAGTCGAGAGATGAAAATGGGAGATTGAGAGCCATTAGGTCATCAGATGAGAAGGAAAAAGATGATGACGAACCAGGTGTTGTTAGAAAAACTGACATAGCTGTTGGAGGAATGATAGCTAAAACTCCAAATTTTGCCAATGGTGAAATTAGACCGATGGTACAGGCAGGAACTAGCTTAATGACGGACTTGATTCAATTAGCTGGTTCTAATATCATTACTGCTACTGTTGCTGCTGGAGCACTCATATCTTATAAATTGATCGAGAAAGGCAACGAAATCGTAGAAGCAGCTGGTAAAGTTGGTGTTTTTAGAGGTTCTGGTTATACTGGCGCTGAAACTATACAAGGTCACGTTGATGACACGAGTTATGATTCACATTTACAAGCATTAGGATTAAGTAAGGTTGATTTATTTAATGCTATGGCTGATAAAGCTAAGACATCTGGTCATGCAGACGATTTGAGACTCAGAACTATAAATGATGAGTACATAAGGAGGTCTACAGGTGCTGACCCAGCGGTTTATAGCAAATTCGAGAGATTCACTACTAATCAGGAAACTTCTAATGTAATAGCAATGGACATGTTAAATGTCCTAGCTAGGATAGACAAATCATCACTTAAAGAAGGTGATTTAGCAACATTGCAAGAAAAGATGGGTATTCAAACAAATTTGATGGATATCCAGAGGAGCAAAAGAGATGCGGTAAATGTAGATGACACTCTGAGAATAATGTCTGCTTTTGAAGCAATAGGGTTGTCTCAGAAAGGAGAAAAGGGTGGTGAGTTCTTATCTCAAACAATTGCAGGTCTTGGAGAAGGTGGAGGTGATAATGCTATGCTTTTAAAGTATGAAGCTGCTAAGCGTGCTAGACCAGATTTAGCTAACGACCCTGCAGCATTAAGAAGGTTTGTTAAATTCCATTCAGATGACCCTGAATACATGAAGTCAGCATTTGGATTCTTTGGCGATATTACTAATAATAACGCTATGGCTAGAGATGATTTGATGTACACTATGTTTAATCCTAGTTCTGAATTTGATATGGAGATGTGGGAAGGTGCAATGAATAACAAAGGAGGATTCAATAATCTTCTTACAGGTTCTCCAAATAAACAATGGAGAGGTAGTTTATCAGCAGAACAGATTAGGACTGATGCAGAAGCTACAACTGGTTTATTAACAGATGCAGAGACTTATATCAAAAAGATATTTGAAGAATTTGGTGTTACAATGAACAACTTCTTAGGTGAAATAACAGGGAATGGGGGTAAATCTGTAAATGTTAACATCAAAGGGAATCTTCAAATGCCTAAGCATAACGTCAATGTTGTAAAAACAGGTGGTAAGTAATGGCTAATATTATCGAAATAAAATATAACGGTGAGGTTGGTTACAAAAAGACCATAAGACAAGTATTTGAGTATCTGAAGATACGAAATATGACCGTTGAACAATTTCTGGACTTTGAGCATCCTAGATATAAAACAAAGAATAGAGATCAGATTTGGTTATCTTATGACCCTAGAACTTATTTGAATTATGGACTGGCTGCAACAGAAGAAGAGGCACTGAACATAGACCCTACTGATTCTAAGAAAGTCACGCCAGATGCTCCTTGTCCTGTTCCTGTGGTATTCTACATTGATTCTAAATATCTTGAAAAAAGTGTTCTTGTTACTCAGAGTAATTTGTTAACCAACAACTTTTCAGTAACTGAATTCGATAAAGATACAGAAGACAATAAAAGTGCATTTAGTGTAAGTACAAGACAGTTTTATTGGGACTTACAAGATGCATTAACTAGCAATAGGCTATATGACGGTAGATTAAATTCACCAAGTAAAACATTAGATACTAGAGATGAGTTTGGCAATCAAAATGTTCAAACTTTTCCCAAATCTAAGGATTATTCTAAATCAAGGATAGTTCCAAATGTTTATATATGGTGTAAATCTTTAAATGAAGGAAAATTCAGTCCATCGTCAGTTTTTGATTTAAGTCCTTTCATTTTAAGTATGAATATGACTGTAGCAGAGACAGGAGGTAATTTTTCTATACAGCTTGCGCCTGTTGAGGGTTTAATAAGTTGTGGAATTGATGGAAAACCAGAAGGTATTTGGAATGTAGATAGGACTCAATATATAAATTTCACACCAACTGGAAGTAGTCCTAACATAGTTGAAAAGGAACATTATTTTAAAACCTTGATAACCAAGTATTCAGATGTGTGGGTTGTAGGTTCTTCTCCAGAGAGAGATAAAAGAACTTATGGTCAAAGATTTCAAAATGAGCCACTTAATGATTTGAATACTGTTGATGTTAAATCTTGGAAATTATCAGATAAAGTTGTGCAGTGGACTAAGATGTTTTTTGAACAAGTCATATCAGCGAATGATATTGTTTTCATAAGTTATGGAGACCCTTTTCAAAAAGCGAATGATAGCTATAACGCTACTGAAGAAAATTCTGGACTGAAAAGAGTAGATGATTTTTTCATTGATCACCTAAGTTTAGCTGGAGGTCAGTACGAAATGATAGGATTGATAGATACAAATTCTATTTCTCATTCACCTGAAAATGAAGACGTTACTGTTAACATAACTGGTCGTGATTGCATGAAACTATTAATAGAAGATGGTTCTTACTTTTTTGCTAAAAGTTTCGCTAACCCAGATGAAACAGTATCTGCATTCAACAATACTGATATACCAAATCAAGGAGATTCTAATAACGCATTTAACAATGCTGTGGAAAATCCTGGAGCAACAAACAGATTGATAACTACTGGTATATTAGATATGTTGTTCATTCCAGAAGCTAGGAATGTAGATTTTGTAATGAATCTATTGATGAGTAGATTGGCTAATATAGAAATTTGCCCTAGTGAATTATTTGAAGCGTGGGGTTTTAGAAGAACACAATTCTCTATTGTTACAGAAGAACAAGTCGATGAAAATCAACCTTCTACAGAAATAGACGAAACAACAGGAGATTAATTATGGGACTTCAACAGGAAAGAGAAAGAATTGCTAAGGAGAATAAGAAATTTATTGCTCAACTACATCCTAAAGTGAGAGATAAATTTACAGCATTTGAAGCAGATGCTAGAGCAGCTGATCTGGATTTGAAAATATTTTCTGCATTAAGATCAATTGCAAAACAACAACAACTATATAACAACTACAAATCTGGGAAGAGTACTATTCCAGCAGCCAGACCAGGTTGGTCTTTACATAATTATGGTTTTGCCATTGATACTTATGTATTAAGGAAAAGCACAGGAACTTGGGCTAAGTATAAAGATTTGTATCAAAAGTTAGTTCCTATTGCTGCAAAACATGGATTATATTGGCTAGGTTCAGCCATGGGCTCAGAGATACATCATTTTGAATTCAATAATGGAATTGTACCAGCAAAAGGTTTTGTTGTAAAATTAAGAGCATTGAAAGCAGAAGGTAAGGTTGACACTGCAGGATATGTTTTACTTGACCAAATAAACACCGTAAATCCTGCCAGTTCTTCTAAGCTAACTGAAGAATATTCAACTGAAATAATGAAGCAAAGTGTTTCTAGTTCGGAACAAAAAGTTGAAGAAAGAAAGAAGCAACAACCTAAAGTAATCACTAATGTAGAACAGATAAATGCTGTAGGTATATGGCAGATTGTTAAGTTAGTAGCAGACCAATATTCTCTAAGTCAAAATATAAATGACGCAACAATAGCATTCGATCAAGGAAGTTTATTGAATTTTGTTAAAAAGGTAGTTCAAGAGCCTTGGCTACAATTTTGGGGGGATACTGTAGGTGACCAATATTATTTCCAAGTGAGAAAAGAGCCATTCGATTACAATGGTTGGAATGGTGGTATGATTACGTATGATAGGATAAGTATTGAAGATGTTTTGTCAGATGACTTGTCTTGGTATGATGGGCCAGTTTATTCTTGGTTTCAAATTATACCTAAAGGGTCATTCCTTGGAGAACAAGATTTGATATTTCAACATGTTGCTGCTGTATTTTTTGAAGAATATGCCGAAGTTTGGGGCTCAAAACCTTTATCAGTAGTTTCTAACTATTTAAATTTCATAAAAATAAGTGACGGAAAAATAATGTTAGAAAAAGCCATAGAAGATTTAAGGTATATGGTTGAATCAAATGTTTATTTACCCTTCACTAGACAAGGAACTATAACCATAAAAGGCGATTACAGACATAGAAGAGGTCAGAAAATACAATACTTACCTACTGGTGAAGAATTTTATGTAGATTCAGTTTCTCATTCTTATCAAATGACTGATAATGGTCCAAATTTTCTAACAACTCTAAGAGTTAGTAGAGGGATGGTTATGAAATATATGAGTGCTCCTGAAGATGCTAGCACAAATAGTTATTGGAATCTAATACTTTATTCTGACCCGCCACCGAAAGTGGTAGATTACCCAGAAAAAGTATCTAAGAAATCAGTTCAGGTTTATTTCGATAACGATAGAAGCTACTTGATAATTCCAAAAGAATCTTGGCCACCTTCTAAAGATACAATGGACAAGAAAATGGAGAGACAGATTAGAGATTTTCCTGGTCTTAGACAACAATTGTATGAATCTAATGTTATAAATATAGACAAAGCTGCATCTTTGATAAATGAATATCCAAATGCACCTTTTGAATGTGTCGGTTACGTAGATTCTGACAAAGGAGGTAAAACACCTATTTTAGCTATAAACAGAGCCAAAACTTTAAAGAAAGCTGTAATAGAAAGACATTTACAAATATTCAATACTCTTACTAGGGAACAATTGGATAAGAAAATATCTATAAGAGGTTCAAAACTTACGAAGTATGATCCAGATGGTTTGATGACAAATGAGAAAGTTCCAAGTAAGGAAGAAATAGCAAGAACTGACAACAAAGACAAATTAAAAATCAAAGCATTAGAAAGATTCGCTGAATTTGTAGTTAAGGAACATAATGTTACTAAGAAAAAATCAGTTCCGCAAGAAGGTATTGGTTGGAAAGTTAATGACCCTGTTTTTCAATTCTTTTTAAGAAGAAAACAACAAAATGAATGTTGATATGGAAGAAGCAGAAAATTTAGGAATAAAGGGATTGCCGAGTGGTAATTTATCAGCAGGGGTTGGGTATATAATTGTACCTAAAAATGTTGATATAGATGTATACAAAGAAGACGTTTACAGAAGCGGTAGAATTTCTATGAATGGGGGTTATGGGTATGGAGATTTTCATAACGTACTTGTAGATAGAGAAGTTTTGCAGAGATTGAAATTCCCAGATAGACCAGGACAGCAAGGTACGCCAGTTGTTTGGGTTAATATTCCTAAGCATAACGAACCAGTAATTATAGCTTGTTTGAAATATGAAGATGAATATCATTCTTTAAGTGAGCAAAGAGTTCGTATTACTAGAGGGATGAATGGTAATATGGTTGACCTAGATTTAGATGGTAAGTCTGGTAAAATTACCATTACTGCTAGTGGTCTGGATAAAGATACTCAAGGTGAGATTGAAATCATATTAAACTCAAGGAACAATAATTCTAAGTTTAAACTGAAAGTAAATGGAGATGTATTAGTTAATGCTTCTGGCAGAATAGTTAGTATTTCCGATAAAACCATAGAAACAGCAGCTTGTAAAACTGACGGAACAGTTTCAGTGAGAACAGTTTTGAATGGAAATAGTGATGAAACTATTGATAGATTCTTATATGAAGACGAATTCAATAATAAGATATTGATAAACAAATCCCAAATACAAATCAAAGCAGACGATTCCAGTGTTATAAAATTTGGAGAAGGCAAAGAACCAGTTGTTTTAGGTAGTACATTGAAATCTCATTTAGATTCTATCGTAGATGCTATTTCTAAATTAACCGTACCTACAGCATTTGGTCCAAGTGGAACACCTATAAATATTAGTGAATTTACTGCTGTTAAAGAACAGTTTGATAACTTCTTGTCAAAATTAACTAATACAGATTGATATGCCGTTATTGAAGCAAAATCTAAAAAATGAAATAACGAAAATTATAGATGCAAAAAGTCCAATACATGAAGGTTTCCCTAGTTCGTTATCAGAAGCATCTGTTAGATGGGCTAATGCTATAAATTCGTATGCATCTTCTGTTATTCCATTATCTTCAACTTCTCAAGCAGCAACTATATCATTACAAGCTCATCTCAATACCGTTCCCACTTTAGGAGAACAAGGATTTGTTAATGGGTTAATATCTTATGCAACAGTGCTTGCTTCAGGAATGCAACCTACATTTACTGGCGTAATTCCACCATCGAGTGTAGTATTAACTCCAGCCTTTTCTTTAGGATTATCTGGTGGTTCTAGCGAGGAAGTAGCTGATTTGTTATCTTCTATTATAGATGTTTGGTTCAGGACAGGTACAGCTATTAATAATTCAAGTGGTATAGTAACTAATTGGAATTAAAATGTCTGTAGAATCTGTAAGAAGGAAAGTGACTGAACTTGCCGTAACTGAGGGGAGGGTAGCACTACATGCAAAAAATCCTAATGATTTTGAATATTATGCTATGTCATTAGAGTTAGTTGATAGTCAATTCAACACTCTGAAAATAATGCATTTCCCTGTTATGCCTACAGCTATTGCTATTTCAAGAACTTCACCATTGAATATAAAGAAGACTGGACACGCATACTTTACTCAGTACACAGATGCATTTCAAGCATATAATCTTTCAATTCAAGGAACTTTCGGGAGGAAGTTCAGACTTTTGATTCACAAAGAGGAAAGTGACAAAAGATTGAAAGATTATGATTTAAATGTAAAGACAGGTTATGGAACGACTAAGCTGTTAGAAGATATGATATTACAAAGTCAGGAGGTTGCAGAATCAAATACTAAAGGTTCTACCAATCATAAATTCTTGATTTTGTACAATCTTACTTTTAATCAGCAATTCATTATAGAAGTTATGAATTTTCAGTTCAATCAGAGCATGGAAAATAACACTATGTGGAATTACAGTTTAGATATTCGTGCATTAGGAGATGTGAGACAATTGCAAGGATTCGATAGCGAAAAATCACTTAAAAATCTACTTACTAATGCTAAGTTGAATAAGCAAGCAAATACAGTTTTTGATAATTTGACTGCTGGCGGTGTATTCAGAACTAAGGCGCAATTACTTAATGATATGATTCTTTTTTAATATGGCAGATTTAGCTACAATAGAAAAATTTAATAAAATTAGTGGTTATGATATAACCAACTTTTTTTATGCTACAAAAAGATTTTTTGAAGTAGGGTATCCACAGATTGAAAAATTCTATAATGGTGATTTGAAATTTATAGATAAAAAATATTTTGTAGGATTAGACAATCTTGAAAGAGAATCTATCAGATTGACTTCTATTTTTAAAGAGAAAAAGAATTTGATGACTACAGCTGATTTTTGGGATTTACTAGATATGGCTGAAGTTCTTAAAACATCATTACAAAGAACTCAGAAACTTTCTAAATATCTGAGATCAAGCATCGTAAAAGGAAAAACAAGTAGAGGTTTTGTCTTCCAATATCAGATGTCTGCAAATGAGACTATGGAAGACGTAGCTAGAAATGTATTGAAAGATGTTAATTTTCAAAATTCAGGTCAAAATATAGCATTAGATAATGATTTGAGAGAAGTCGATTGGGACATTGACGGTGGTACAGATTTGGAGTTAAGAAACGATTCATTCCAAAACAATCTTGTTACTTCTATGATAGATAATACTATTGGAGAAAGAATATATGGTAAGGATTTGAAAAAACTCTTAACTTTCGACACAACTGAGGAGGACTTGGTTGTACTTGGTTATAAAGAAACTGTATATCAAAGTGTCGATATACTGTCTCAATTAGAAAAGGGTGATATTCCTGAATTTCCTAGTCTTGGATTGAATGGTTCTATTTACAAGGGTTCAAATTATTCGCAATTGAATTACCCTTCTATTGTTAGAGAAATGACAAAATCATTTGGTTCGGATGACTTATTTAAAGATTTTAAAGTAACAGCATTGTCTCATGATAATGGAGACCTGTTTGTGGACTTTGAAGTTAATACAAAATTTAATTTATTGATCATTAAAACAGCTGTTATATGATTACAAAGATAACAACGGTAGAAGAGTTAAAGCAGATTTTTTCTGAAACATTACTCAATCAAACCGACAAGATAACTAAAGTATCACCTGGGTCGGTTGTTAATGGGATTGCTTACGGAGCAGCAAAATTAGCACAAAAAACTCTAAAGGATGTAGCTGTTATTGAAGCTCATCTATTCCCAGATTCAGCGACTGGTCAATACTTGGATACCATCGCAGAACTTAAAGGTGTTGCTCCAAGACAAGGCGCATTAAAAAGCAGCGGTTTTGTTAGAGTGGTAGGAACACCAGGCACAACTTATACTCCAGGAACGAATTATTTTTCAGGAAGCGGTCAAAAATTTGATGTAGTAGAGATAGCAATTATACCAGCTGAAGGCTATACTTATGTTAAGGTTTCTAGTCAAAACACTGGCGTGAGTACAAATGTGGATGCTCTCACTGTTAATTCTGTTACTCCAGTTCCTTCTGGACACGAATATGTCATAAATGAATTTTCTATGACTGGAGGTCGTGATTTTGAAGACGACGATTTATTCAGAATGAGAATAAAAGATGAGATAAATGTACTGGCAAGAACTACTATTTCATATTTGGAACAGATATTCAGAAAATTCAATTCAAATGTTTTAAGAGTATTTAATCAAGGCTTGGACAATGTTGGTGATTTATGCATAGGAGTTGCTTCTGTAAACGGAGTGGATTTTACGAATGCAGAACTTGCTGACTTTTTAGTTAAAGCAGAACAATATTTGAGTTTATGTGAATTGAAGCCAGATGGTCTTCAAAATTATGGAATAAAAATAAAGAATGTTCCTTATTTTGTAATAGATGTTAGCTGTAGAGTTGATATAGATAATTCGTACTCTACAGATGAAATAAGAAAACAGTGTCAAATAGCTTTAAGTAAGGTAGTTGATTGGAGATTCTGGAAGCAAGATACTGTAATCGAATGGATTGATTTAATCAACGCTGTTAAATCTGTACCAGGAGTAAATCTTGTATTAGATAACTATTTTTATCCAAATACTAATTTCACAATACCGAGAGGTTATTTGCCGAGATTCAGAGGTTTCCTTATGATGAATATAAATGGCAATATTCTTGAAAATGTTTCAGGAACACTGAACCCAGTATATTACCCAGCTGAGTCTGATTTCGCTTATCAGATTACAGTTTTAAAGTCTTTGTAATATGGATAAGGTATTAAATACAAGAACTAAAAGTCAGGTTGATAATCTTACCAGTTTATCTAGCGATAATGGTTCCTTCACCATGTCCGTTAATTTCGATGATAAGGTAGTAAATGTTGATTCTGAATTAGTAACTTTCAAAGACGCACCGACTGAGGAAGTTGAGTTGTTAGAAAGAAGAAAATTGAAAAATGGAACTGAAGGTATTGAAAATGAATTACTTGTAAATCAAGATATTGATATAATACTAGAAGTTGATGTGACTGGTGAATTGATAGTCAGCGATGAAGAAGCAGAGAAATTTTTCATAGATGATATTGCACAATTGAATTTTAATTACGAATAATGGCAGTTGTAGGAAATACAGTATCGGAAATTGGGGATGTTTTATTTATATACTCCCAAGGAGCAGTTGCAGGGAATGTAACTATAACAAGTTTTGTAGATACAATTCAAGGTGAGACTCCAAATAGATATTTTACAAAAAGTTTTAGATACTCAACTGACGGGGTGAACTACAGTTCTTGGATGTCTCTAACAAATGCTAATCTATCTAATATAACAGGAAATGTTCCTGGTTTAATATTCTTTGAATTCAAATACCAGAGATTAGGTTCAGATGGTACTGGGATACTAGAATTTCAAGGATTACAACTCATAGGTAATATAATCATACAAATATGCAATAATACGGTAAGTCTTGAAAGCATATTTGAGGATTTGGTTTGTAATGATGCATTAACTTCAGCGACTGCAAATAACCTTCTAAAGAAGATTTACAAATCAGGGATACTTCCAGAATTCATAGAAAGAGGTGAAGGAGTGGATGATACTGATTTCGTATCTTTATGGTCAGCAGTTTGTTTCTTTCTTGCTTATATTTCTGCATTCATGCATGAATTTGATACTATACTTTACAAAAGGAAATATTTGATAGAGTATATGAAGCAGAGAAATATTGCTTTTTGTGAAGACCAAATACCATTCATGGATTTACAATTCCTAGCTAACAATTTCTATGACGAAATTCGTAAGAGAGGTACTCAAATGATTTACAAAGAGAAAGGTTCAAATCTGTTGAATGGTTCTAAAGTTCCGATTAGAGGTGAATGGTTAAGATTAATTTGTAAAAACCACTATGACGAATTTCTTGTAGATGTTGTAGAAAAACATAAACACGGTTGGTGTATCGGACAATCTTCACCTATGTATAATGGGACTTATTTTTCAACTCAAATTAATAAAACAGAAGAGAATACAAAAGATTTTGTTGATCTTTCTAAATATGATTTGATAAATGAAGATAATGTCTTCATAACTAATGAAGGAACTAAATTTGTAGCTGGGTTAATAGGTGGAGCAGGATTGCAAGGATTCGGATTTGACTTAGATAATCCAGAGACAATAACTTTACCAGAACAGTTAATAATCGTAGACAAAGAAATTGATTACGAGATAACTTTTTTAATAAAAAGGAATATAGGAACTTCTGGAACTATCCGATTTGGAGTAACAGGTTATAACAGAAACAACATATATAAGCCTTTGTCATTCCAAAGAATAGACAACTTACTTACAGAAAATACATTCTTGTTAGATAATACTCAATCTATAACTAAAATAGAAAATGAATGGTATTTTGTAAGAGCGATAATATATGCTGCTGATAGTCAGCCTATAACTGGACCAGAGCGAAAATTGAATGTAAATCAAGGTATAAATTTGAGATTTAATTCTAATGAAGATGTCGAAAAAATAAAAATATCTTTATATTTAGATTCTAATGATTCAAATGATGTCTATAAAATTCATGACTTCAAAATGAGACCACTTGTAAGAGGTAAAAATTCAAGACCTTTGACAAGCGGTTTAGAGCCACATATTAAAAATCCACAATTTTTACAAGGTAGCGGATTTATTTTAAATTGGTTCAGAAATAATTCAAACGGAATGGCTGATTGGGAGATTCAAAATTTCATAGAAGACTTTTTGATACCATATCAAAACAGATTGACACAGTACAGTTTGACCCCTAAAATTAATGATAGGCAGGTATTACTAGATATAAATTAAGACGATTAATCATGAGTAATGTAAAGATAAGTTCAAATTTATTCCTTGAAGTTGCTGAGTTAAACAGACTCAAACAAACTCTTGGAGATTGGGGTTATAAAAGACAAAGATTGGCTAATACCAGAGAATTTGGTATAGTTAAAGATTGTACATTTCCAGACCTTGGAGTTATAAATAAAGAAGATTCATTCTATGTAGAAAAAGCTGGAACACCAACTGATGAAGTTAAGGTGTATCCAGGTTTAGCAATAGACATAAATGCAAATTTCATTCTCAATAAAGATTTTCAAAATATACAAATACCTAATGACGGTATTTGGTATTGGATAAAAATCAAACATGCATTTTCAAATGAAGAAGAGGGAACTGTATCAGTAGACACTTTTGGAAATTTAAATGGGGTAGGAACAGAATTTGAAAATATATTCAGAGGTCAACCAAATTTCCCAACAAAAATAAGATTTTTAAATTCAACTGCTGGTAACGGAAACGATTACGAAGTTGTAAGAGTTCTTGGTCAGACTCAAGCTATTATACAAGGAGATTTCATAACAGAATCGAATTTAAAATTTGCTGTTGTGGGTACTTTTACTCCAGGCTATGTAGTTCCTGTTGCTGATCAAAAGATATTTGAGTATGATTCTGTAGAAATAACACTTGTACAAGAAACAACACTTAATACTAGACCTTCTGCAATTGCTGACGAAGAGTTTTATATTGCACGTGTAAGAAATACTGGACTTACTTTGCAGTTGGAAGACAAAAGAGAAGATTGGTGGAGAACTCAGGCAGAAAATCTAGTTACTTATTTAAATAGAACTTCACATTTCAACCCTTTAATTGGTGTTGAATCAGTTAAATATACTCATCCTAATTCAACTAGAGAATCCAATGAGGTTAATTTAGCTTGGGGATTTAGATTTTCAAGTTATACAATTGATACTTCTTCAAAGAAAATATCTATACTCATAGGTCAAGGCGGTGTTTTCAAAGACACATCTTTCTTTAGTTCTGGAGATTTTACTGGTTGGAGATTGTATTCTAAAAATGGTAATTACCAAAATATTATAGATTCTCAACAATCTGGAACTCAAATAGTAATAACATTAGATGTTCTAAATATTGATGAGTACGGAAATGCGGATGATTTATTCATTGCTCCTCCATTTGAGGGTATCGAGTTAAGATTCAGAAGAGATGGATTATTGATAGATACTGGTGATGTTGATGGTGATGCAGACGTCGCAGAAATTTTCCCATATCCTATATTGGAAAAGAAATTCGAGTTTAACATAAATACACCAGTAGCTAAGTGTCTTATTCAAACTCTTGATGGATGTTATAAATATAATGTCACGTTCAGATACAAGACTTTCTTTGGATATACTGATTGGTTGGTTTTCCCAAGTGATTCAGTAGGTTACTTCGATGAAACGTCATTCGATAATTATGGTAACATAAATCCTAATCCGATAGACCGTGTTCAAGTTCCTTATACTGGCCATGCAGAGTTTGGATTTATTAAAATATGTGAGGCTCCAGACTCTTTTCAAAATTTCCAAGAGCAAGTACAAACAGGAGATTTAATTGGAGTTAATACTACTGCTTTAGATAACTCAATTCCTGTAGTTGAATTGGAAGTTGGGGTGGATAAACAATATCAACATTATAAAGGTTCTTTCGTTCTTTCTGCAGATATGTTCATTCATCTTAAAAGAACTGATGCTAGTGGTGCTTATTTCCGTGAAGGTAACTTTTTCCTACTTCACTTAGAACAATGGATAACATTAGATACTTTTAGATTGAGAATAGTAGAAGACTACGTCAATCCTACGAGTTTCACTTTGCTGTCTGAAATAACCAGTAATGAGACTTTCTACATTAGAAATCAAACAATTGATAATGCTACTCAATCAGAAAAGCGTGGCTTAATGATAAGATGTACATTTAATGAATTGAATCATTGGATTGTACAGTTTGAATCTGACATTACTCCTAAAGGAACAGTTAGAATGTTGCATGGGGTTGCTAACTCATATTTTGATGCTTTAGGAGCAGGAATAAAGAAAGGCGTTTGGGGTTGGCAAATATGTAATGGGCAAAATGGTTCATTAGATATGATAAATTCATTCCCTATGGGAGTTGCTACTCCATCATCAACTGGTTCTTCAGGAGGTCAAAACTCATATACTTTAAGTGCTTCACAAATGCCTGAACATAATCACACCTTTTCAGGCACGACTACGACAGATGGAGCACACACTCATACTTTACAATTGAATGTTAGAGATGGGGGTACTTCTGGTATACCTGGTCTTGTAGGTAGAAATTCTAATCAAGGAACTGTAAATTATCCTAATGGTGAAGCATCTGGAGTTCTTAGTGGTGGTTCTCACAATCACACTTTTTCAGGAACGACTTCTAATGCTGGTGGTGTAACCACACCTAATGCAATAGACAACAGACCTAGTTATAAAGGTTTATTATACATACAAAAAATGGTTTAAGATGATAATCAAAGTATCAAATAGAATAGAGTTCAAAGACTCATCCTCAGACATGAGAAAGGATGGGAATACAGGTTCATTTGATTGGACTTGCATAGGTGACTCAGAAGAAATTATTGATAATTCCGAAGATGGGTTAGCAACCAATGATTTCAAATTAACAAATGCAAATAAATTCGTTTATGAATTAAAGCCTGGTAATACATTTGATGTTCTTTTACAACAAGATGTTATTAGATGTGATTCTATAGACAATATAGCTAGTTTGCATGTTTTCTGCTATGAATCAAATTCTATAAATTCCTTTAGAACTCCAATAAGATTTGATGTGTATTTGGAAGATGTTGAGATGTCTCTTGGAAATATGTCTGAATTTTCTTTGACTAATGTTAAGAATTTATCTACGGATATAAGAATATCAAACATTGTAGTTCCAGATGAATCTAAGGCAACTCTAGTAATTATAATAGCAGTAAACGATTAATCATGAAACTACTTTTATCAGGAGCAACATTTTTTATGGGTGAACAAAAGTCACCTATTAGCAGCACAGGAGGATTCATGTCTTCCACTCCAGTTCCTAATGCTAGAATGAATTTCTTGTTTGGAGATATTTCTATATACGGAAAGATGGTTGGTTCTAAAGAATGTATGGCTATTTTCTTATATAACGATACTAATGAGAATATAGTAAATCTTAAATTAGAACAAATCATTCAAACTAATTCTGATTGCGACTTCTATTGGGGAGCAGTTTCACCTACAGAAGGAGATGCTATACAAATAGAAAAAATAAATAGCAGAAAGGAAGAGCCTTTTAATGTAGAATGGTTCCAACCTACAACGACTAGAGAATACAGTAATTGTAAGGTGAAATTAGGTGGTTCTATTGGCGACGCTGTTAGTCTATTCGATGTTGAATTTGAATTATCTGGGAATACTAAGGAGAGTTTGGTTGACGATATAGTTAAGGCTTTCAAGAATAATGAAAATTTCTTTGTTGAAAAAACTTCTACTGAATCATTTCTGATACAGAGAAGAGACAATCAAGAAACTAATGAATTAGTAGAATTGGTAACGCCAGGAACAGCTGAACTATTCGATTCTAATTTGTCAGGATTTGAAGATGGTACTACTTTAATAATAGAGGAATTAAAACCTAAAAAGGCAATAGCATTTTGGATAAAAAGAGAAATCATAAAAAATGATTCTTGTGAAAATGAGGAATGTGAAGATATTTCTTGTAAAACAAATACCAAAGAGACATTGGAGGTAATATTTTCCTACGATTAAGGCTTGCCATAGCAGCCTCCAATTTTAAATGCCTTCGATTGAGGGCATTTTTATTTGTAAACAGAATTTAGACCAATAAATCCAAATTGGAAAAGTCGAAAGTGGACTACGGGTGTGAGGGTGGTCGAAAGTGGCTTAAATCCTATGTTTTTTAAAAAAAGTTTCATTTATTAACTCATTACGCCAAAGTTATTCGGTATTGAGTTAAATGACGCATATTGTTTTTCGGGGTTTGTCAGTTGCGTCAACCTAATTATGATGAGTAAATACTTTTCATTAAGGGGGTAAGGGGGTTTTGTCTTTGAGACCTTTTACTCTGAGTAAAATTATTAATATCGCACAGACATGGTTACTATTACCAGAATTAATTTTCGTAAATACAGATTCAGTTCTAACATTCCCAGAGAACTAGCAATATGTAAAAAGGCTTTAAAAGTTTGGATTGAAGGTTGTCAATATTCAGACCTATTCAAAGAAGGAAAATGGGATGGTTATAAAAAATTTTTTACGCCAGCACTTGAATTTGAAGTCGGTTTGTTGGATGAACTATTGTATTTTCTAAATAAAAGCAAAGTTACATACAAAATTATAGAAAGCGATTATAGAAATGAGATTGTTGATAATTTTGTTCTAAAGGATTCGCTCAGACCACATCAAGGAGAAGCAGTTAATGCATTTTTCAAAGCAAATATTGGAATAATAAAAATTCCTACAAGAGGTGGGAAAACATTCGTTTCTGGAGAAATAATAAGACAGATAATTGCTAGCAATCCTAAGTCAGATTTTTTGTTTTATGTAGATACTACGGATTTGTTTAGTCAAACTGTAGAAGAACTAGCTAAATTCTTGAACATACAGGAAAAATCAATAGGAACAATAGATTCTTTCGGAGTAAATATAAGGCAAGTCACTGTTGCTATGATACAAACAGTGACTTCTATATATAGCAGAAAAAAACCTGAGACAAAAATACTTGATAAGTATTTTAGAAATTTGAATTGTTTGATAGTTGATGAAATTCAAGAGTTCATGTCTGATAATCGGATGAAACTTATGAAGAAATGCAAGAACGTTAATTTCTTGCTAGGTTTGTCAGCTACGCCATTCAAACAGGGCAATTTAATAGGTAACTTGCAAATCAAAGAATTTTTCGGAGGAATTGTATATGAAGTCCCAATCGAAAGACTTCAAGATGAGGGGTGGTTATCTACAGATAAAGTTATTCTAATATCTCATCAACATACAAAAAGAGTTAGAGTATCTGAAGATGAATCTAAGTATCAGCAATATTTGAAGAAACTGATACATGAAAACAAAGACAGAAATATGATTCTATTACAGCTGATACAGATGTGTAAAAAGAATAAGTGGAAGACTTTGATGATTTTCAATTCAAAACAACATGGATATTTAATCAGTGAACTGTCAGAATGTATATTCATTTGTGGTGATGATAAAACAGAAAAGCGAAATGAAGAGAAAGAAAAATTCCTAAGAGGTCGTGGTAAAGTCTTGTTAGCTAGTAATATCTACAAGAAGGGTATAACTCTTCCAGAGGTGGAGATACTTATAATTGCTGATGGAGGTTTGGAAGGAAGTTCTATAATGCAAAAGAAAGGTCGTGTATTAGGTGCTGTGGAAAACAAAAGTCGTGCTGTGATACTTGACATTATGGATATTCAGGAAGACTATTTTTCAGACCATAGCTTGAATAGGTTGGAGGTTTATTCTGATAGTGTAGGTTCTGATAGAATAGAGGTTTATGATGAAACAGACTTATTAGATGTAGAACAATCAATTAAAGAATGGTTTGATGAATAAAGATTTAAGACTTGTGGTAGATTTGTATAAGTATTACACTATACAAATTACAAAAAATAAATCTTATAAATTCAAGATGACTCCAACTAGGAATACTATGATTCTTAATTTCATAGAATTATTCAAATCAATAACTAATTCTGATTTTGTAGCTGAGGATAACTTGAAGAAGTTCATGGAGTATCAATTCAATTATTGGTATAAGCATGACGCTAAATATGGCAAAGGAACTTCTATCCAGATAGAGTGGATTATTGGTTCTAAAGCTATTGAGCGTTGGAATTCAAGAACTGACAAGCAAAAGAAAAAGACTGATTTTATCATTCGTAAAAATCTGAAGAAGGATGTTAAATTTGAAGAGAGAGACAATCAATCATCGAATGAATACAAAAAGATACTTTTAGAGGTATCTGATCACGAAGAGCAAGAAAAGGCTAGATTTCATAACACTTCTAAGGGATTTGGTTATTGCCTTATAAGTACATCGTTATATAATCATAAATCGAAGTATTGCAGTATTTGTAACAAGTCTTCTGAATGTAAGAAGTATTTAGAAGAAAATTACAATAAAGTGTACAAACTTAGAGGTTACTATAAAAATTAAAACTTATGAGTCAATTAAGATTTGATTTCGATAAAGAAAAGCATCCTGAGATTCCATTTCCAGACGTAACACCTATAAATAATAAGGTTTTAAAGGAAATAACCATGCAACAAGCTGCTAAGTATTGCGGTGTTTCTTATAAGAAATTTTTGTCTGTTTTAACTTCAAAGCAGATTCTTGGAAAATCTGTTCAAGGTAGATATTTACCATTTCAAAAGTATCTAGGACTTCAATGGTTCATACAAAGAGGTGAGATGGTTGACCGTAAAGGTTTTAGAGGTTTGGTGCAAAAAGTAACCGTAACACCGTTAGGATATACGGAAATTAAGAAGATATTACATGGAGAATAATTTGACTGATGAATATGTGATTGAGCTATTCAACTGTGCATTTAGAAATAATAATTTTTTCGAGGTTTTAACAGAGCATTTAAAATATTCATATCTCACTCACGAGCACGAAAAGAAGTTGTGGAAAAAGGCTTTACAACTTTATACATTAAATGGCAAGATTCCTTCACTCGGGGTTCTTCAAATTGAGTTTAGAAAAGATGAAAAGGTAAGGGATTTAATTTATGAGATAAAGGTAGTTGACAATGTAGACCAGAATACTGTTATTGAATCATTTCAGGATTTTATAAAAGAAAGTAAATTTGTAGAGTTGTTTCAATCTTCTGGAGAATTATACAATAGAGGTGAGCAAAGCAAGGCTTATTCTACTTTTATAAAAGGTGCTGAAGAACTTTCAAAATTTTCAATCAAAGAGAAGTATTTCAACAAAGTATATGGCGATTTTGAAAGTCGTCAGATTGAAAGGATGTTGAATGAATCACCTAGAAGGAAAGTACCATTCTGTATAGAACAGATGGACGATGTTTCTAAAGGTGGTCCAGAGACAGGTGAAACAGTTTTATTAATGGCAGAATCAGGGATGGGTAAATCTCAGTTCCTTGTCCATTATGCTGTTCAAACTTCAAGAAGAGGTTCTAAAGTTGCTTTATTTCAAATAGAAGGTACTGAAAAACAAGTCATGAATAGATTAGATGCTGCTTGGACAGGAGCATTATACCATGATATAAAAAGAGGTGAGATTGAAGATGACCGATACAAAAAAGTAAAAGCTGTCTTGAAAAAGATGAGAGGTGAAATTTTTGTAGAAGCATATGAAAAATTCGGAGGTGCTACAATCAATGATATTCGTAAAAACGTAAAGGACTTAAAAAAGATTTACGGAGATGAGTTAGATTTGGTTTGTATTGACTATTTAGAGTTGATTGAGTTAGGAGATGGAATAGTATATGGGCCAACGAATGAACGTCACCGACAACAGAAAATAGGTCGTCATCTAAAAGAGATTGCTATGGAGTTCGATGTAGTTGTAGCTACTGTAACACAAGCATCAAGCCTACCTTCAGAGTTGAAGAAGGATATAAATTTTGTTATGACTAGGGAATATTTGTCTGAAGATAAGGGTAAAATTAGACCATTTGACTTTTTCTTCACTCTTAATCAGTCTTATGATGAAATGAAATTCGTAGACAAAAATGGAGATAGCTGTCCTAGAGTTAGGATATTCATAGATAAGATGCGTGAATATGCTTCAGGTCAAACTGTTAAATTGATTACAAATTATTCAAGGTCGAGATTCTACGACAGAAAGAAAACAATCGAATATATCTTAGATTTTGAGGACGATGAGGAATAACTCAAAAATATCGGATGAGGATTTAAAATCAATACTTGGTAAGGTTAAACTTGGTTCTAGGAATCACTACATTTCAGATTGTCCATTATGTGGAAAGAATGGTCACTTTTATATTCAAAGAGATACTCAACTTTGGGATTGTAAAAAATGCGGTGAAGAGGGTAACATAATAAAGTTACTTGTAGCTGTAAATAAGTTATTTCTATTAGGAGAATACAAATCTATTGATAGAAACAAAATAACCTTACTTACTGAGATTTCAGAATTTGAAGAAGAAATTGATGTAGAAACACCTGAAAGGAAAAAACCTGTTGGTTTCAAGAGAGTCTATTCAGATAAATATCTTGAAAATCGAAAAATAAATTCTGATAATTTCCATAAATTCGATATTGGTTATACAGATTTAAAACCTTCATTAAAAGACTATGTCATATTCCTTATTAAGGAGGAATCTGAAGTTAAAGGTTATGTAGCCAGGTTGAATTGGAGCAAGGAAAAGATAAAGAAATACGAGAAAGAGACAGGAATCAAGAAGCCGAGATACAGAAATGACAAAGGTGCTAAATTTTCAAATCTTCTTTTTGGTTATGACGAAATCAATGAAAATACAAATACTTTGATATTAGTAGAAGGTCTAATTGATAAGATAACATTAGATAACATATTGTGTCTTGACGAACAAGACGAAATAAAATGTTGTGCTACATTCGGCAAAAAGATCAGCCAATTTCAGATATTAAAAATGTTGAGTAAGAATTTGAAGAAAATCATTCTGATTTTCGATGATGATGCAATACCAGAAATGAAAAAGTATGGTAGCATATTGTCAAATTTCTTCCAAGTTGAAATGACTTATACTATTGGTAAGGATATAAATGACTCTTCAGAAGAGGATGTTATTAATATGTTTGATAGATTAATGTCAGTGGAAAAATTTAATAGAAGAGCTGTAAAGATCAAGTTATGAAGCCGAAAGACAGACATATTTCGATTCTTGAATATTTCAATAGATTGCAATTGGAATATTTATTGTATGAACTAAGAACAAAGATTTACCCATCGTCAGATGATAAGGCTAAGTTCAAAAAGGTTCTACAATTCAAAAAAGACAAAATAAATGACATATCTAAAAAGAATATGTTAATTTCTATTTTCGATGATGAAGAATTGAAAAGAGATATGACTGAGCAACTTTTCGGTTCAGAAAATATGCCTGAAGGTTTTAACAAAAGAGACAAATACTTCTACTACTTTATTGGGTCAGATTTTTCTTATAACGGTCAAGGATGTCGATTGATAAGTTACGATTTATTTGATAGTACAGCTATTATAGAAAAAAATTCAGAAAATATTTCTGTAGGTTTAATACAGATTCGTAGAATTTTTTAAAAATAATTTGGAAAAAATTTTGCCTATTAAAAAATAGTTTAGAAATTCGCTTTAGAATTTTATTATTGTAAACTATTAAACTGTAAATTATGTCAAAAGTTGGTACGACTGAGTTCATCAGAACGAGAAAGTCAGAAAGAAACACCCAAACCATTATCGATGGTAACGCTATTCAAATAAAAGAGGGTGATGAAATTAAAGTCAATTTCTATAAATGGAATGAAGACGATGCTAATCCTGTATCAGGGGATATTTATGTTAACGATGATTTAGTGGGTTGGATGAAGATTGATGATTTGAGAGAATTGTTAATGGAATTATTTGATAACGCTGAAACATTCGAAGCATGAATAAGATGACTTTAACAGAAAGATACTACTTCAAGTTCGAGCATTTAGCGAAGTATTATGCAGACAAGATTTGGTCTGAAAACAATATCGGAATGGAGAAACAAGATATTGTTCAAGAATTAAAGGAGAAATTGTTCACTTCTATTAAGATGTACGCTAAGAAATGGGCAGAGTACAAGAAAACAGGACGTTGTAAGCCAGTTCCGATGGAAGCCTATCTTAGAAGCGCATTATTGAATAAATCAAGAGACTTCATCAAAGACATAAATAAAGTTAAAATGATTCCTATGTCTCAAATTAACTTTGATTATGGAAGAGAGCATAAAGAAATTCTTGATGCGGAAAATATGGAATTTGTAATTGACGGTTTCGATGTATTGAGCCTATTTAAAGGTCAAGAAAGAAAGATGATAAAATTCCATCTAAAGGGTGCTGATAAAACTAAGATTGAGAAGATTTTCAAAAATAGTAAATTAGACCCAACTGAAACGAATAAAATAAATTTGAAAATACTTAAAGATTATTTACTGAATAACAATACAGAAGTTAGAGAGTTTTCAGTAAGTTATCAAGAAGATTAAAATTTTTCAAAAATAATTTGGAAAAAATTTTGTAGAGTAAAAAATAGTTTCTAATTTAGCTGTATAATTGTTTCTAACAAAGTTAAATAGAACAAATAACAAGGAATAATTTTTAATTTTTAAATTGTAAAGTGCTATGGCAAAGAAAGAAGTAAAGTTGAGCAAGGAACAAGTTAAGGAACTTGCTGGCGTAGGAATCAAAGGTGTTAGTACCGTTGAAGAAGCGAGAAAGCAAATGATTGAATTCTTGAATGAGAATGATATCGAAGACGTGGACGATGATTCGTATGAAGATTTGTTCGAAATGGTAGATGCTATGTATGAAGATAGCGAACAAGCTAATGACGATTTAGCTGACGAAGTTGAGGACGAGGATTCAGAAGATGAAGACGAAGATTCTGATGACGAGGATGAGGATGAGGATGATTCAGACGACGAGGATGAAGAAGAGGAAGATGAGGACGAGGATGAAGAAGAGGAAGATGAAGAGCCTGCTCCAAAGAAAAAATCATCTTCTAAGAAAAGTGTAGAAGTTGAGAAAAAGAACGACAAAGTTCAAAAATCAGCTGATAAGAAAGCTAAAAAAGAAACTACAAAAAAGGAGAAAGCAAAAGCTGAGCCGAAAGTTTCTAAGCGTTTGAATCCTTTACAGTCAGAAGAGGATGCGAAAAAATTCGATGCGTTGAAGAAAGCATTAGGAAAAGATTTTGAATACAACTTTATTGCTAACGGAGGTGTTTCTGTTAAATTCTTAGGTAAGAATAACAAGAAAGTATTCATGTCTTTCGATTCACCTAAAGTTACGAAAGATGGAGAAATCATCGGACGTGTTTACATGTCTTCAGTACGTGACGAGAATGTTTTACGTGATTTGTTCGGAGAAGATTTTGAAATCAAAAAATCATGGTCTGGTAACATGCTTGTGATGGGAATCTCATTAGATGAGTTGGTAGAATGTATCAAAGAAAACAAAGATGGTTTCGATGAAGTTGTAGCTAACCTTTCTAAGAAAGATGACAAGCTTGGGAAAAATCGTGAGAAGATGGAGAAAGATTTGAAATCTTCAAATGCGAAAAAAGCTGAGAAAGTTAAATCTTCAAAGAAAGAAGAAGCGCCAGCTGCTCCTGCGAAAAAGAAAGCTAAGAAGTAATAATACTTTTAAGATTTGTAAAAGGCACTCGATTGGGTGCCTTTTTCGCATAGTTACTAAAAATAAAAATCTTTATTATGACTTTGAAAAATATTATTAATGATTCTGTTGTGACAAGTAATTTCTCTTCAACTTATCCTTTCATAAACAAGTACGTTATTGAGAATGGAGATTCTGTAGAGAGCAGAAATGGGGATACTAAAGAAATTATAGACTTCAAGACAACAATCACTAATCCGTACAGACGTTGTGTAGGAAACAATGGTAGAGATATAAACATATTTTTCCTTCTTGCTGAAGCTATTTGGATTTTCAAAGGAGAGAAAGATGTAGCATTTCTTGATATCTTCAATTCTAATATGAAGAATTATTCTGACGATGGGGTTAATTTCCATGCTCCATATGGGTTTAGACTGAGAAAACATGGTGTTTCCTCTTTCGATAGGACTTTACCTACCTCACCAGAGAATAATGGTCACGCAGTAGAGCAAATGAATAAAGGTGTTGATCAGATTCTTCAGACCCTAAAAGACCTTCATAAAGATTCTGAAACCAGAAGAGCAGTTATGCAGATTTGGAATGCAGATTTGGACTTAGGAACTAAATCTAAGGATTTGCCTTGTAACGATATGGTATTCTTGAAAATCAGAAATGGAAAATTGAGAACGACTATTTCTAACAGAAGTAATGATTTACATTGGGGTTTACCCACTAATGTTTTCCAATTCAGTTTCTTGACTGAAATTATGGCTAACATTTTAGGTATTGAGTTAGGCACTCAAACTCACAATTCTCAAAGTCTTCATATATATAATGATAATCCTATTGCTTGGAAAATGTATGATGAGGTTCAGTTGAGTAATGGTCAGTTTGAAGATTTGTACGATGTATTTGTTCCAGCAAGAATGGATATGAATTTCGATTCAGAATCAATTGAACCTAGATTAGCAGAGGTAGATTATTTCCTTAGCATGATCATAGACTCAATAAAGTCTGGAAAAAGAATAACAGAAACAGAAGAGCAAACATTGATGCATTTCTCAAAATATCTTCATTTGGTTTATGATCTTTTGATGATGTATGTAGAATACAAATCGACTTCGAGAACTGACTCAGACAAGTGGAAAACGATTGACAAAATATCTAATCTTTCTAACTTTTACCCATCGTTAGATATAATAGCATTAGCTGTTAATTTCTTTGCTTCTAAGGTTAAAGACAAAGAGATAGTTTCTGTTAATTTGACTTCTCCAATTGGAAAAATGTAATGAAAGAATTAAAAAACTGGATTGAACAAAAATCTATAAAATGCAATATTGAAGGGAATATTGTAGAAATAGAAGGACTTGGGAAATTAGTTTTTGTAGAAGAGAAAGAAGGAAAGGTCATATCGAATGATTTTTCCTTCATTCTTACTGAAGAAGAGTTCTACAGAATCTATGAGGAAGATATTACTCACATATTATTTAAGTGGGGAGACAAGTTCTATTATTCTTCTAAAAAGACAAAGAAGGATGAATACAATGAAGATATTTTTATCCCAGAGTTCAAAGAATTCATAAATGTTGGTTCGTACGATTCAGATTTGGAAATAGATTTTATCCACTTAGGAGTCCATACTGGATACGAGTTATTAAACGGCTCAGCAGAACCAGAACAGTGGGTAGCTAAAACAGTTTTCTTAGGTCAGAAGATTTTAGGTCTGTCTGATAAAAATACATTAGCTGCAACTTTACCTTTTCAATTAGCTTGTAAAAAGAAGGGTGTAAAATCTATCCTTGGAGAAACAATATCAGTAGCTTACGAATATAATCAGGATGATGAACACCATTCTTTATTCGATATAAAGCTATTTGTAAAAAATGAAATAGGTTGGAAAAACCTATTAAGAATTGGTAAATTCATAAATGTAGACAATGACAAATTTGTTTCTGAAGAGGACTTCTTGAATCATTCTGAAGGATTGATATGTGTCATACCTACAGATAGTTATTTTAATTCCAATATCAAAAATGACATTGGTAGAAAAATGATTAAAAAATACAAAAAGATTTTTAAAGGAGATTTGTATTATCAGATAGATTCTGTTGAGTTCGATGACGATTCTGTTGATATACAAAATCTTAGAAATATCAGATACTATATGGATAATTATAGTGATGTATTGAAGCCTGTTTTGATTAACGATTCTTATTACATCGAAAAATCTGATTACAAAATCAAATCTGTTCTTAATAAGGTAGATAAGAAAACTCAATTGTCATCTAGTGATCAATATTACAAAACAATAGATGAGACTTTAGATAAATTAATGCCTCATTTTTCAAAGAATCCTGATAAGTTTGATTTAATACTAGAATCTGTTTCAAATACTGTAGAAATTGCCGAAAAGTGCGACTATATGATAGATACTGGTAATCATAAATTGCCTAAGTTTGAACATCCAGATTCAGAGTCTTTATATCATGAATTATTAGAAAAAGGTTTTCAAAGAAAGGTCATTGACAAGTTCCCAGATGATGAGGATAAAATAATACAATATTACGAAAGACTTGAAGAAGAAAATAGTGTAATTGTAGGTGCGGGATTCGTTGATTATTTCTTGATATTATGGGATATTGTTGAATGGTGCAAAACAAAAGATATTCTAGTTGGTCCTGGTAGGGGTTCGGCAGGAGGTTCTTTGGTAGCCTATCTTCTGGGGATTATAGAAATAGACCCTATTCAATACAATCTACTATTTGAGCGTTTTTTGAACAAGACGAGGGTTTCAGGAGAGCGTGCTAAGTCAGCGGATGCATTGCCTGATATTGATATAGATTTTGAAGGGTTGAGAAGAGGTGATGTTAAAAGATATATTGAAGAAAAATATACTTATAACAATGTTTGTTCTATTGGTACTTATGCTAGAATGAAAGTCAAGTCAGCTTTGAAAGATTTTTCTAGGGTTTCTGGAGTTTCTTTTCAAGATGCAAATTTTGCCACTAAGGAAATACCTGATGTTATCGGTAAAAGTTCTTGGGGTGATATATTTGAAAATGCAGTTGAAAAACCTGTGCTGAAAAAGTTCGTTCAGAATAATGCTGAAGTTTGTGATTTAGTTAGAATTTCTATCAATCAACCTAAAACATCTTCCATACATGCGTCTGCGGTACTGATTGTTCCTAAGCAGGATAAATCAGGGAATCCTATGACTATATATGATTGGATGCCTGTTAAAAAGATAGATGACCAATTAGTTTCTGAATGGGAAGGTAAGTTCATCGATGCTGCTGGATTTTTGAAGGCTGATATATTAGGAATTGCTCAGCTGGATAAGTTCAGGAACACATTAGATTTGATAAAGAAAAATAGAGGCAAAAAGGTAAATCTAAACAAGATAAAAATTGATATTCCAAGCGTGATGGAATTTTTCAAAAACGGATGGAATGAAGATGTTTTTCAGTTCGGAACGTCAGGATTGAAAACGTATTCTAAACAAGTGAAACCTGATGGTGTTGAAGATTTAATTTCAATGAATGCCTTATTTAGACCTGGCCCAATGGATTCCAATGCACATAAGGATTTTGCTGAAATTAAACATGGAAAGAAAAAGCCTGTTTATGATCCATTCTTAAAAGAAGTTACTAAGAATACATTTGGTCTTTATGTTTATCAAGAACAGATTATGCAGGCGATGGTGGTCGCTGGAGGTTTGTCACTTGCAGAATCTGATCAAGTAAGGACTTATATGAAAAAATTCGACAAGGAAAATCTTAATTTATTTAAGAGCAGATTTGTTGAATATTACAATAATTTACTAGGTGGGGATAAAGAGGAAGATGCTGTAAAAATATGGGATAAGATGAATGCGTTTTCTAGCTACGGGTTCAACAGGTCTCATGCTGCCGCTTATGCTCTAATGGGATATTGGTGTCAATATTTGAAGGTGAAATATCCTTTAGAGTTCTGGACAGCAAGTTTGAATTTTGCAAACTATGAAGAGGAAGTACCTAACAGAATTTCTGAGATAAGAAAGATTGGTTCGGATATTCAGATTAAGCCACCTTGTGTCAATAAATCTGACCTATTTTTCGTTGGTTTCCCTGACGACAATAGCATTTATTGGTCTCTTACTAAAATCAAAAATGTAGGCGATGTCGCAGCCAGAGTGATACTGAACGAAAGAAATCAGAATGGTGACTTTTCTGACTTGGAAGATTTTATAAATAGAGTTCCTAAAAACAAAGTAAACAAAAGAGTTGTAAAGGCTTTGATTATAGCTGGTGCTTTTGATAATATAGGAGGACAATATGGTCTAAAAATCGATGAAGAGAAAGTGAGAAAATCACTTTTAGAATTTCATGCTAATTTAACCAAATCGGAGCCATATCCAGAAGTTTTAAACGAGAATAGTAATTCAAACTGGTATTGGGTAACAGAACAAAAGGCATTGACGGGATTTGGAGATATAAACTTTCTGTCACTTTTACAGAAATATGAAAAGAAAAGCAAGATTAAAAATCTTGTCAAGAATTATGTTTCTGCTGAGGAATATGATAAGAAATCTTATAAGGAATTAAAATCACCTAAAGAAGCTACAATAGTGGGGAGAATAATGTATATCAAACACTTGAAGTACAAACAATCCAAATTACCCTATGCTAGAGTTTCTATAGAATCTAACAATGTAGTTATGATTTTGACTGTTTGGAATGATTGCTACGAGCGTGTTTTAGAAAAGATGGAAAAACTTGAAGCTAAAAAATCTTTGATAGCAGTTAATTGTGAGATAAATTATCAAAAGGAATATGGAAAATCTTTGAATAGCATTAGTGAAAGAAGAGGTTCTACTAGGAATAGGACAGAGTTCTTAGTTATAAATTGATTCTATGTTAGAAGTAGGTGATAAGGTTTTATGTGTAGATGATTCTATAAAGGTGGAGATGCTATTCCCAGTTATCAATATGTATGTAAATTGGGTTAAGAAGGGCAGAATTTACACAATCAGAGAAATATTACATAACGATGATATTGTAGTCGGTATATTGTTGGAAGAAATTTCAAATCCAATTGTATTCATAAAATTGATAGGCAGAAAGCAAGAACCAGCTTTTGCTACTTGGAGATTTGAAAAAAGACAAGAAGCTGAATTAGAGGAATTTAATGAAGCAGAGTTAAGTATAATTGAACAAGAAATTTTAGCAAATGAATATAATTGATAAGATTTTTCATGATCCAGATTTTGACCAACTTAACAATATGGTCAGATGGAATGGTTTGAATAGAATCAAAGACGAAACTGTTGCTCATCATTCATTCTTTGTGGCTATGGTAAGCAGATTACTTGCTGAGGAAATCCTGAATGAAGATGACATAAATTTGAAGCTTCAAATAACAACTTATGCTATATTTCACGATTTTGATGAGATGTTCACAGGAGACATAGTTCATGGAGTGAAATACGGAAATGCTTACGGTGAAGAAATGAGAAATTTGCTTGACTTAATTATAAAAGATAAGGTTAATGCTAAATTCAATAAGGACAGAGAATCTGAAAAATTGTTATCTGACATAATGACTTCAGTCCCATTCCTAGTTAAGAAAATAGTTAAGGTGGCTGACTGGTTGTCTATGTTATTTTACCTAAAGAAGGAATTAAATCTTGGCAATACATCATTATTGAATCAACAATTTTATTGTGTAGAGAAAGTTAAACTTTCTTGTAAAGAATTGATTCCTTATTTAGAAGGTAAGGACACTTCGATTTTACAAGAAATAATAGATAAAGAGTTATGGACGTAAATGAATTAGAGAAATCTAACAGAGCCAAGTATGGAGATAAGGAATTTGATCAAATTTCCCTGAACTACAGAAAAGGTACTGATTATGGAGACATCTGGGCTTCAGAAAATGTAAAGCGATATTTAGACAGGTTTACAAGACCTGGTTCTACAAAAGCTAAGAATTTAACAGATTTATTGAAAGCTAGAGATTATTTGAATAGAATGATTGAAGTTCATGAAAATCTTAATACTAACAAGAAAGAAGTCATAGAATGAAACAAAGAGAATTAATATTCAATATTGGCGAAAAGGTAGTCAAATTTGAAGTTGGTGACTTTAATGACATAGACATCGACAAAATCTTGAAGATTGATTATTCTAATCTTATGGCTGAATTGATAACCTTCCCAGTAGTTGTAAATAAACTAGGTTTGTTAGCAGCTGATATGGATAATGAGTTTCAGCAGGCAAAATTAGATTTGTCTATTTATGAGGCAAAACGAAAAAATCAGTTAAGAGAGGAATTAGAAACTTCAGATGAGAAGGGTAAAGTTAAAAGAGCCACTGTCGATGAAGTAGAAAGTGCACTTTTGTGCGACAAGATTTGGAAGGTCAAAAGGACTAAAATGCATAGAATACAAAAAGAAAAAGAATATATGTATTCTATTTATCAGGCTGCTAGAGACAAGTCAACTAAGCTAGATAAATTGAGCATGACGCTTAGACCTGGAGATGTTGATTTAGATATAATTCAAAAACAAATGAACAATATCTATTTTAAGATAAAAGAAGGTAGGATTAAGTAACAACGTTAATTAAAAATAAAAAAGAAATCTAATGGCAAATTTAAGAAGTAAGTATAAGCCAGCCAAGGTCGATTTACTTAAACAAAAAGTAGACAAAGAGAATGAACTTATTGGAGCTCACTCCAGAAGCGAATTTCTTGAAATTGAGGAAGGAAAAACTAACAAATTTAGACTTTTCCCTGCTCATGAAGGAGTAGATTTTTTCGTATTAAGAAAAAGACACTGGCTTACAATTGAGGGTGAAAATGGAGACCCTGTAAAAAGAACAGTTTTGAATTCAAGACAGCACGGAGGAACTAAAAAGGATATTATTGAAGAATATGTTTCTTTTTGTCAAAAGAATCTGTCTGATAAGGAAAAACTTTCTAAAGTTACTGATTGGAAAGGCGGTTTAGGTGCTGAACATTCTTGGATTGCTTACGCTGAGAAGATTTCAAAAGAAGAAAGAGAATTTGGATTGATCTCATTCAAAAAGACTGTTCGTGATGCTATCAACAAAGCTACTTTTGTAGAGGATGATGATGAGCCTATCGAAGTTGACCCATTCACTGACCCAGATGACGGTTTACCATTATTGATCAAGTATAATTCAAAGCCTAACAAGAAGAAAGGTGAAGATTATTACGAAGTGTCTGTTGGTAAGAAAGCTACTCCAATCTCAGATGAAAATCTTGAGAAATTCGACAAGGCTAAATCTTTACAAGAACTTTATTTGAATGTTTACGGATTGAAGGATTTTGAACTAGCATTAGAAGGTTTGAGATTTTTTGATACTGAAAATGAAATCGACTTCTTTGAAGATGAAGATTGGTTGGAAATCGTAGAAAAAGTTAAATCTCAATATGAGGATTCTGACGATGATGACGATGAAGAAGAGGATGAAAAACCTAAAAAGAAATCATCTAAAAAACCTGAACCTAAAAAGAAAGCTGCTAAAAAAGTAGTTGAAGAGGAAGATGAGGACGAGGATGAAGACGATTCAGACGATGACGATGAAGAAGAGGAAGAAACTCCAAAGAAAAAATCATCTTCTAAGAAAAAAGTAGTTGAGGAAGATGAGGAAGATGAGGACGAAGACTCAGACGACGATGAAGATGATTCCGATGACGACGATGAGGAGGAAGAAAAGCCTGCCAAGAAGAAAGGTAAAATGAGTATGGATGATATTCGTGCTAGACTCAAAAAAGGAAAGAAATAATAATTTTCATTTAACATAGAAAGGGGTCATAGTGCCCCTTTTTTAATACAATAAATTATGAGCATAGTAGATAAACTTGTTAAGAGATTTAACAGTGAAGATGTTGTGAAATTTACCGACAAAGATAATTTCAAGGATAATAAAAGCTGGGTTCCAACAGGAAGTCCTGAACTAGATTATAACCTTGGAATATTAGGTTTCCCTACTGGTATGATAGAAATAGCTGGTCTATCCAGGTCAGGTAAGACAACTCTTGCTTTACAAGGAATGAAACATTTCTTGAAGAAACAAAAGAATGGAATTGCTGTCATCCTATCCTCAGAGAACAGGGATAATAAAGATTACGCCATAAAGATAGGTATTGATCCAGACAAAGTGCTTATCATTAAAATTAGATATGTAGAAGAGATGTTCATGAAAGTTAAGAAACTGATTGAAGACTCAAAGAAAATATTCATTGAAGAAGAGATTGGTGAGACACCTAAGTTCTATTTCATGTGGGATTCTCTTGGCGCTACGCTATCTAAGGCAGAATTGGATACTTTAGACGATAATACTAAAACAATGGAGAAAGCATTGGAAAAAGGTAAGGATATGTCTGAACTGAAGCATGCTCAAATGGCTTCATTTGCAAAATCTGCCAAGATGTTCGCTAAATATCTAACTGGTGAGATGTACGATTCTATTGTTCATTTTGTAATATTGAATCACGTACATGATCAGATTGGAGGTATGTCTAAGGAGAAAAAATCTGGAGGTGGAGAATGGATACAGTTTTTTCCTACAATTAGATTGAGAACAACTTTGATAGGTCATGAGAAAATAGATGATGTTGAGGTTGCTCAATATACTGAAATTAAGACAGTGAAAAATGACTTTGGAAGCCGCAGAAAAACTAAGATAACTATATTGTTAGGATATGGTATCATTTTATCTGATGAAGATATACAGTATGCTGTAGAAAAAGGTATAGTGAAAAAGAAATCTGCAACTGTTTTTGACTTCATGGGTAAAATGCAATGGAAGAGCAAAAGAACATTCTTTGATTTGTATTATGAAAGAAACAAGTTGTTAGACGTTTTAACTAAAAAAATAACAGAAGCTAGACATGACGATGTAATGGAGGAGAGATATCCAAAGTTATAGAAATAAAAGTCGTTATATGAAAACAGTTTCCGTTCTACTTACTGACACACATTTGAAAAAGGATAATCTTGATTTAGTTGAGGATATTTTTGTTCAGGCTTGTGAGCTGTGTGTAGAAGAAAATTGTAAAACTATTACTCACGCTGGTGATTGGTTTACAAACAGGATAGGTCAGAATCTTCAGACTTTATTAAGAATGAAGAAAATTTTCAATATTGTTGATTCGTATGGTTTAGAAATTGTAGGGATTCCTGGCAATCACGATAAGACAGACCAAGACAGCGAATCTAGTTATTTAGATGTTTTCTCTGATTACAAATCCTTTAATCTAATAAGAGATAAGGGATTTGTAATCAAGGGAGATGTATTTATCGGTTTTCTACCGTATTTTACCAGTTCTTACTCAAAAAGACTAGATGAATTAGAAAAAATATCTAGGAGCAAGGACAAAGCTGTAAATATACTAATAACTCATAAATCATTTAATGGAGTTAGGAATAATGACGGTAGCATCGTTGAAGATGGTATTCCTACTAAAAGAATGAAATATTGGGATAAAGTACTTGTAGGACATTATCACGACTCTTCTATAATAGGTAAAAACATACACTATGTAGGTTCTGCTTATCAAGCAAACTATGGAGAGGATATTTCTGATAAGGGATTCACCCTTATAAAATCGGATGGTAGTTTGGAATTTGTTCCTAGTAAGTTCAAAAAATACATAAAGGTAAAACTTGATGCATCTGATATTTCTTCAATAGAAAATGAATTAGAATTTCATAAAGGAACTGATGATAATGTCAGATTCATTTTCCAAGGAACTAAAACTGATATCGAAAAGATAAATTTGTCAAAATTTACCGATGAGGGTATTGATTGTAAATTTGAGTCTGAAGAAATCAACGGTGAAATATTGAAGGTTGAGGAGGGGGATTTTGAGCAGATGGATTCTAAGAAAATAACAAAACATTTCTTAGAATATTGCAAGATTCAAGGAATCAGCTCAGATAATAGAAAACAAGGTCTGAAATATCTGAAGTTATGAATAAAGTCATAGCAAGAAAGTATAAGAGACATTCTGAAGATTGCTATATAAGATGTGGCAATTATTTCAAGAAGGTTGACGGAAAACCTTTGAAAATCAAAGAGTTTGAAAATTTTGATTTTTTCCTTTATAAGAAATTAAAGGGTAAATTAATTGTTTGGTGTGTAACAGAAGCGGTTACTGGAGCAAGATTGACACCTTACTTTACCAAATTATCAAAAGCGATTAAATCAGCAAATGACGTAATGTCTTCTAAATCAAAGTTAGATTTAGTGAAAGCGATTCATAAAAAGGTAGGTGATATTTATTTACCACCTAATTTTAAATTTGTACAAAATCCAAATAAAGTAAAGTATGTGGCAAGCAAAGTCAATAAAGATGACAGCCTTGATGACGCACTCAGAAACAGAGTACGAGTTCTCAAGAAATAGTTGTACTATGATATTCGGGGTTAATGAATCAGACCCTGGTGCAGATAGTAACGGTTCTGGAAAATCTACTCTGATAGAAGCCATATCACTAGCTACTACTGGATTGACTTGTAGAGATGTAAATAAAGAAGACTTCATTCAGGATGGTGAAAATTCTGCTTATGTAGAATTTACTCTTGAGAACAAGTTAGGAGATGTAAATGATCTCACAATAAAAAGATGGTTCCATAGAAAGAAATCAGCAAAGGTTGAAATATGGGAAAATAATGAGCTGAATAAAGAAATAACATCTGTTAATGAAGCTAACCAGAGAGTATATGAATTAATAGGCTTATCCAGAGAGGATTTACTACATTTTTTCATAATTGGACAAGATACCAATTTCTCATTCTTGACTGTAAATGATACAGAAAAGAAAAACATCATATCAAGACTTTCTAATACCGATAAAATCAGCAAGATAATAGAAAATTTGAAAGCTGAAAAAAAGGAACTTGAATCTACTAAACTAAGAAAAGTAGAGGATTCAATAAATTCACTTGAGTCTAAAATAGAAGTTTATGAACAAGAAATTGAAGATTTGAAAAAATCTAAAACTAATTCAAATGATGACAAGATAAAAGAAATCGAATCTGATATAAAAGAATTAGAATCAGAGTCAAAAGGACTAGAGATTTACAAATTAGAATGCAAGGAAAAAATAGAGCAGTTAAAGGCTGAAAATGACCTAATAAAGGTAGATTCTAACCATATAAAAGAGGTTAAGAAATCAATTGAGTTACTGGAGGAAAAATTAAAGAAAACAAAAACTAAAGTAAGAAATATTGAATCTACTATCGACCACCTTAGCACTATAAAAGATGGAGCGATAACTTGTCCAGAATGTAATCATGAATTCAATCCTTCATCTGATATAGATGTTTCTGAGGTTGATGAACTGATTGAGTATTCTACAGAAGAGTTAACAATTGCTAAATCTAATGTTAAAAGAATACAAAAGAAAATAGAAGTAAAGGAATCAGACATTAAGACTATCAAGCAGCAGACCGACAAAAAGCAAGAAATAGAACAGAAAATAAATCGACTTGAAAATAAGATAAGAGGAACAAATGACGAAATATCTGTCAATGATAGAAGTATTTCAAAATTAAAAGATTCTATCGAAAAACTTTCTAAGGTCTCTGACAACAAAGAAAAAATAAAAGAAGTCAGATTGAAGCTTGCTGAAACAGAAAAGCATAAGCATGCTAAAACAGAAGAATTAGATTCAATTTCAAAAGAAATTTCCGATATAGACTTCTGGATTTACCATTTTGGTAAAAAAGGCTTTAGCACCTATTTAAGTAATAAGAGTGTGAAGATTATCGAAGGAATGACAAATAGTTATCTGAAGAAATTCAACTCAGATTTGCAAGTTCAGATTGATGGATTTACAGAGTTAAAAAACGGTGAACTATCTGAGAAAATTAGCGTTTCAATTTTGAGAAATGGTAATAATTTAGGTAGTTTTAAGAGATATTCTGGAGGTGAGAAAGGTCGTATAAATCTTGCTAATATCGTGGGTCTTCAGAAATTGATGAATATGTCTGCTCCAACAGGTGGACTTAATTTGTTGATACTAGATGAAGTTTTCGATGGTCTTGATGCGACTGGACAAAGAGATGTTGTAAACATATTAGAACACATAGGTGTTACTACTATGGTCGTATCTCATAGAAATGATCCAATAGGAGCAGAAAACGAATTATACATTAAAAAGATTGACGGTGTCAGTCGAATATTAAACTAAGATGGCTAAAACGAAATCGAAACAAAAAGCGATAGATGACAAAGTAGGAAGAGCAAGGAAAATAAAAACTGCTCTCAAGCCTGTTTCTATGAATCTTATGGCTATCGACCAGGCTACTAAATGTGGAATTGCTTGGCAATTAGTAGGTTCTGATTATAATTACGAATTATGGGACTTATCCATAAAGAGTAAAGAAAGTCAAGGTATGAAGTGGATTAGATTCGAATCAAGATTAAGAGATTTTCTTGTTAAGAATAAGATTAACGTCATTGCTTATGAATTACCATCAGGACGTAACATCAATCCAATCATACATTCTAGTAAGTTAATTTGTATAATTGAAAAATTGAGTACGGAATTAGAAATTGAGTACATTGAATTTTCTGCTTCAGAGATAAAGAAATTCGCAACTTCTAATGGAAATGCTGGTAAACCTTTAATGATTGAATTTGCTGATAAATTATGGGGCTATAAAGGTTCTGATGATAATGAAGCAGATGCTATTCATATTTTACACTTACTAAAATCTAAGATAAATGGATAGTACTAAGAAATTCAATTTCTGTTGTTTAGATTGCTCATGCGGTAACAATAGAAATAATTTCGTCATAGAAATGACGGAACAGGAAAAAGAAGAAAATGATGTAAAATGTCCTAATGATGAATCTAAGGTTCTTAAATGTTTAGGTTATATTCCTTCTTGGGGGGTCAACAAATTTAATTCCATGACCCCTGACCAAAAACAAGCCGTTTTAACGAAGCGTTCCAGAGAGCATTATAAGAAAGATATCAAGGAGCAAAAATACGTTAAAAACAAAGAGTTAATCGAAAAATTTAAAGGATGATGCATTTTACTTTATTCAAAATAGCAGAGCCAGAGTTCAACAGAAAGAAAGTTAATGGCTATATTCTAAAGATACAAAAAAGCACTAATGAAAGATTAGTGTCTGAATTAAAGTTTGAACTGTTTAAGATGATGAAGAAAATAGTCATTAAGAACGTTACAAACTATCAGATGTTGTTTAGAAATTCAAGTGTTACTCACGAGTGCCTTGAGAAAGATGAAATAGAAACAGAATGTTACATAGTGCTGGATAAGTGTGTGAGTAACTACAAGGTGCATTCTAAAAGCTGTTTCTATTTTTACTACAATAAGTCGTTAACCAGGAGTCTATTCAGAATGTTTCAGAAAGAAGTTAGAAACAGCGAAAAGTTTCAAGATTTTCAGAAGCATGAGATATTCAGACCTGTTATACAAAACTCTTCTCAATATGATATTGACTTTTTAATATCATTCCTAGATTTGGATAAAGTAGATAAGATGGTTCTACGGTCAAAGTTATTAAACGAAAAGAAAGATGAGTTCCTTGATAGAAAAAAGAGAATAACATCATCTCAATACCAAAATTCTATCAAGAAAATCAAAAAGCAAATTGTAATTTTTAACGAAGATGAAGAACAGTAAATCATACTCAGAGTTGTTTAACGAGGTTAATGCGTTGACGGAAAATGGACATGATATCCTAGAAGTTAATATGGACGGAAATATAAATTTCTTTCTTGTAAGTTCTTTTGAGCCTCCAGTAGGAGGAACTGTTCATACAGCTCCATATCTTCAGTTTGAAGGTGTACTGATAAACGAATTTCTTTGTAATTCGATATTCAATCAGGGGGATGTAGCTGGATTTAATTCTGTATTTGATCAAAAATATGCAATTAAAAGCAAATTGAAGTTCAAATTAAGCGAAAATCATCAGTGGAGATTCTATACTAATTAAGATGGAAGATTCAAAATATCAGACAAGAATCTATAATGAAATTAGAGATTCTAATACAAATATTATCATCGGTGCTGTAGCTGGGTCTGGCAAAACAACCACCCTAATGGGTTGTTTAGATTTAGTTCCTAAAGGTAAGGATATAGCATTTTTAGCATTCAATAATTCAATTGTAGACGAATTAAAAACAAGGATAAAAAGAAAAGATGTCCTTGTTACTACAATGCACTCTTTTTGTTGGCGTTCAATAATGAAGAACAGAGGTTATAAGGCTGAATTAAAGCCTAATAAATCCTTAGAACATATCAAAAAGGTCTTATTGAAAAATAAAATCGACATTAAGAAAACTGCTTACTACCAATATGTTCTTTCTACTATTGTAGATTTGATGAGAATGACTCTAACATTCGATGTAGAAAAAGTAGTAGAATTAGCATCTCATCATGATTTGAACATAAATGATGAGGAAGCTCAAATGGCGATTGAAGTTCTAAAATTAATGGATAAGGATGATCATCTGTTCGATTTTACGGATATGATTTATCGTGTCGTTTCAGAGGACTTAAAAGTAGCTAAATTCGATTATGTATTTGTAGATGAAAGTCAAGATTTGTCTAGATGTCAACAAAGTATTATAACTAAGATTTTAAAGAGAGGTGGGAGATTAGTTGCTGTTGGAGACCCTAATCAGGCTATATATGGTTTTGCTGGCGCAGACATTGATAGTTATTCGAGATTAAAAACTTTATTCGATAACACAATTGAACTGCCTTTATCGGTAAATTATCGTTGTGGAACAAGAATAGTAGAAGCTGCTAAAAAGATTAATCCTCAGATTGAACCTTTCAGTGGGAATAAACCAGGGATAGTTAGAGAGGGGTTCATAGATGAAATACGAAGTGGGGATTGGGTTCTTTGTAGGAATTTAAAACCACTTGTTTTGTCTAATCTTTATTTCTTATCTATGGGTATAAAATCATATGTTAAGGGTAAGGATATTGGAGTAGGACTTATTGCTTTAGTGAATAAAATAGGGTGTGAAACAACTAAGAGCATGTTAGTTAAATATCGACAAACTATACAAAAAGAAAGACTAAAGCTGATCAAACTTGGGATGAAGAATCCTGATAATTCTGAGAAAATTGACGGAATGAATCAGAAATTCGATATACTATCTGTTCTATCAGAAGGTGTTTCTTACACTAAGGATTTGAAGGAAAACATTAAGCAGATTTTTAAAGAACAAGGTGAAGGTATATGTCTTTCTACAATACATAAATCTAAAGGTCTTGAAAACGACAATGTATTTATTCTCTGTCCAGAGTTAATACCTAGCAGATTCGCAGTTCAGGAATGGCAGTTGAAACAGGAAGATAATTTGTTATATGTAGCGATTACAAGAGCGAAGAAGAAATTAGTTTTCTTGTCTGATTATGAGGAGGTTATTGAGAATCAAAAAGCTATATTGCAAAACAGAAAAGAGTTATGAAAAAATTCGAACAGATTGATCAAGAAATCGAGCAACAATTAAAGCAGCTTAGAAGCAAAGGAATAGAGCCATTAGTACTAGTGCTTGGACATCTATCTTATTCTACTTTGAAAGATGGCGCTAAAGAGTTACAAATCCACATTAGTAATGAAGGGTTCGTATTGAGAAAATATAAAGGTTTAAGAGTCATGCAAGACCCTGAATTTGGTGGTCCAGGTGTTTATAAGAAAGAGAATGAATCTGTAGAGGTTCTTGGACGATGATTGATATTTGGACTGATGGTTCTTGTAATAATAACAAGAAGCATGAGAATTGCGGAATTGGTGGTTGGGCTTTTTCCGTAATTAAGGATGGCGAAACTCTATTTGAAGACCTTGGGTATGAAGAGTCGACCACTTCTACAAGAATGGAGATGGAAGCTGTAATACAAGCCTTAAAGTATGCTCATAAAAATAAAATTAATGAGCGTATCAATATACATTCTGATAGTGCCTATGTAGTCAATTGCTTTCTTGAAAAATGGTACATCCGTTGGATTGAAATGGACTGGGATGATATCAAAAACAGAGACAAATGGGAAGAAATGCTCCACTATACAAGGTTATTAAAAATCAAATTCGTAAAGGTTAAAGGACACTCTGGAATTGAAAATAATGAAAGAGTAGATTTTTTAGCTGGAGAAGCAAGAAAATATCTAATATGTCAATTGAAAACGTAGTATTTGGTTTAGCAGATAAATTCCCACAATATGATTGGGATTTAGAAGAAACTGATATGAATGACGGAATGTATTGCATATTGGTTAATAATTACGAGTTCTACACTAGTAAAGAATATAAAAAGTGGAAGGCAATAATGAGGAAAAAATATCCTAAAGTTCGTTGGTTTTCTGCTTACAAAAAATTCAATCATTAATATGGAATCATTGGAGTTAGCAAATGGCTTATTCGTACTACAGCCAGATTTATTTAAAGACAAAAGAGGAACTTTTAACGTAGTTTTTTATCATAAAGAATTTAATTTCAATATGGTTCAGCTAAATCAGTCCTTGTCTAAAAGAGGTGTTTTGAGAGGTTTACATTTCCAAGAAAAGCCTTTTGAACAGTCTAAGATAGTTTGGTGCTCAAAAGGTTCTATTTTAGATGTTGTTGTAGATTTGAGACCTGATTCTGAAACATTCGGTCAGAATTTTAAAGTTGTTTTGGACGACAAAGACAGGAAAACTATATTGATTCCTAAAGGTTTTGCTCATGGATTCTTATGTTTAGAAGATGATACTGTTGTTAATTATGCAGTAGATTTTCAGTATGCTCCTGAATTTGAAAGATCAATATTTGCTTTTGATGAGGAATTGAATATTGATTGGGGTGTAGATTTTTCAGATGTAAATCTCAGTGATAGAGATATGAAAGGACAGAGTTTTAATTCTTGTAAAGACAAATTTTTTAATTATGGAAGGTAGAATTATTATCATCGTGAGCGATGGAGGGGATGAAGTTGATCCAATCGTAAAAGAATTGTAATGGAAGCATTATTAAATTCTCTAGGATTCCCAAGAAGTGTGGAAGTTCCTGTTGTTAGTCCATATTCTGACTTCATAAAAGATGTTAGATGTAGGACTAGCAACATGCTAGAAGATCAAATGAAAACATTCGGCATCACTATGAATAGGGTGAAAAGAATTGACCTTGAAGGAGGTAAGGAATTATTTGTCGATACAGATTTAAAAAAGTTAATTCTGGAGGTTGAGATTATACCAGAAGAATGTAAAGGTTTGATAACGTACAAATACGAAGACTATGAAGGGGAAATTTAATGATTCCCCTTGTCCAGTTTCCAAATATCATGATTATGGCAGGTCTGGAATTAGAATAGAAGGTGGGATAATAATTAAGAAATGCGCTAATTGCGGTCTAGTGAAAAAGAGCAAAGTTAGTAGTGAAAAATCGAAGCGATGAGTCAGCAAGTTTACAGATTAGAAATAGGTGAAGTTCTGGATATGCAGAATAATGTTAAAAAACCTAAAATGGTTATGTTGATCAATGAAGACCAATATAGGCTAATAACCATGTTTGCGGATATGGAAAAAGACTCTGAACTTGATACGACATTTATAATCAATAAATGTAGATTTAAAATTTATCCTGTTATTGATATTCCAAAACCAACTACGGAGGCATGAAAAGAGAAGTAAAAGACGATTTGATAAACAAATTATTGAATCAACAAACAATAGTACAAAATTCTGATAAAGAGGTTGATTTCAGAAGAGCAGAAGTTACAGCGCAATTAGTTAAGATGATTTTAGAAGTAGAGAATGCTCCTGAAACATTAGAACTGATTACTGGCGGATTGGACGAAGCTAAAGGTGAAGATGTTACTGCTGTTTCTGTAGTTTCTGTTGAGGAAAAGAAAGTAGAACAGGTATTTGTAAGTAACGGAAAGGAATCTAAAATTATAGAAGCTAATTTTGAATCTTTAAAGCCTGTTTCAAAAGCTAAAACATTTAGAGAAAAGGTCATTGAAGCCATCTCAGAAAAGGGTCATTCGATGACTTCTGGCGAAATAAAGGATGCTATCGGTTTCTGTGGAACAGATTCTAATTTGTCTGTTCAAATCAACAATATTCAAAAGCATATATCTAAATTCCTGAATCCTAATAACAAGAAAGGCAGTAGAGGAAAGTATTTGTATGGATTAAAGGAATGGAGAGAACCATTTCCCTCTAAAAAAGAGGAAAAGACAAAAGAAAAGAAACAAGCTGTAACTAAGCGACATTTACAAACTGGTAGAAAGACTAATGATAGCCTTGTTTATCGTGTAGAAGCTAATAATCCAGCGAATAGATTAACAGTAACAGTAGGTGATAAAGTTAAGTTTAGAAATGTTCTAGGAACTCATGTAGATGGTGTAATTGTAGCTATGAATATTCCTGGTCGTGAATCTTATAAAGGTGAAGTTCATACTTGTAAAACTGTAACGATTGAAGAGGATGGTTCTTTGTACGATAGAAGATTAGACCAGATTATTAAATCATCTAATTAAAGTGCTATGGATTGGAGTGAAACTGAGTCTCGTGAGCTAATTCGTATTAAATTTGAGAAAGGTCTGAGACCATACGGATTCGGAAAAGGTTACGTTTAGGCTAAAAGTCTGAAAAGAGCAAAAAAGAAAGCGAGAAAACTTGGATACATAAAATCTACAAAGTTAATTAAAGTCTAATTTTGTTTCTCTTTTTACATTATTGAAGTTTATGGTTGGTGACACCCCTCTGGTAGGGGTGTTTCTTTTTTATACAACGTTACTATCTAAAAAGATAAAAATGGAGATGATTTACCAGTATGTAGGAATAACAGTTTTCTACTTATGTCTTGTTGTCGGAATGTTAATACTATCGTTTTACATATTCGGCAAGATTATGGATTTTCTTTCAAAGCATTTCGTGACGCTTTGGATTATGTTTGAGTACGGATTCTACAGAAAAGACTTCAAACGGTATATGGAGGAAAAGAAAAGAGAAAGACACCCGAAAGTTAAACAATATTTTGATTCTAATTTTAAATGGAAAAAGGTTAGAATAAGACAGGGGTGGTTCTTAATACAATACGGAAATTCAAACAAGTTCTTTAGTATAGAAGATTATCACGATTCTGGAGATTATACTGGTCCAATGAAATTCAAATCTGACGATGCTGATAAGTTGATCAGGTTCTTGAATAATTACTACAAAGGAGGTTTTGAAGTTGTTTATTGGACTAGATACGACAGGATGAAGAGACAGCTTGGTTTATCAGGAGGTGTTTATGCTAAAGGTTACAAACAAGAAATAAAGGAAAATGAGAATATTCAGCAGTAATTGGACTAGATGGGAAGATATTCTTGTCTTTACATTCGGATATAAAAATTACCTTTTACAAGGTAAAAAGAATCTGAAAACAAACAGAAAGAAATTTAAGGTGACTAGTTGTTCAGGACTATCTACAGCGTATGCTAGTAATGTTACTGAAGAAAAACTTGTAGAGAAAGGATTGTTCGACAATCATACTATGAGACCACCTATCGGAATTAAACCGAAATGGCTAGCAGACGAACAGAGATTCAAGGAATTAGGAGAATGTATTGAAAGATACAAAAATGCAGGAGTAGAGCCGATGAAAGAATGGCTTGAAGAATTTGAGAATCTTAAAAACAATCTAAAAATTATAAATAATGAAGATTGATGAAATCGACATCGTCAGATTCTTAGGAAAAGAAGTTTGGTACGATGAGGGATGCGGTTCTGTATTCGCAAGAAACGAGAAAGAAGGCGACCAGATGATTCTCGACATGAGAGGATGGGGTTCAATACAATATCTTTACAAAAAAGAAGATGGATCATTAGACCTAGACAAAGCTGCTTTATTTCAAGACGAATTAGGAAGATGGGTTGCTGAAGCGATTAATCAGCGAATGAGAGAATACGAAGACAACCTGAACAGACAAACTCTTGGGCCAAAAATAAGAATAATAGGTCACGTAGGACATGGAACAACTTGTTCAACAAAAGAAGCTATTATTGCTATGATGAAAGATCATGGAAAGAAAATCCTGATTGTAGGTGACCCTGAAGAAATAAAAGAACAAGGAATTAAAGCGAGTCTGCCAGACCCAAATCCTAATACTGTTCTTATTCATTCAAACGGTTATGGGAAGACAAATGACGGAAAATCAAACAGAAGAGAAAGAAGAGCAAAAGAAAGAAAGGATAAGTATGGAAACAAATAAATTTCTACAAGAATACCTTGACAATAACGAAGCATTACACGCTGAAGTTAAAGGTAGAAAAGGAGCAGAAGATACGCTGATCAGTATCAAAGATGTTAATGTAATCCTTGAGAGACAAAAGCAACACTATGAAGGTAAAGCGGTTGAAAGCAGAGGATTGTTAATAAGAGGTTATTACAACCGATTAATCCCAAGAGAAGACGTTCCAGAAGTTGTTAAGGAATGGTTACAAGATGATTTGAATAAAATCAAATTCATGGAAGAGAACGGACTTGGAGACGATGATATGATTAACGACATTACTTACCCAAGAAGCTAAAATATGAGTAATGATTTGTTTATTTTAGAAATTGAAGGAGAAGTAAAAGAAAGTATGATTACATCTTACAAAATACCTTTGATTGATAGTTTAGGAGAACGTCAAGGACTTGGAGAAATAATTAAGGTAGTGTCAGGTGAGTATATGTTCCAGGTGAGACCTTGTAAAAATATTAGGTCGACATTTAACTATTTCATACAAGACTTTATTTATACTCCAAAATACGAACAAGTAGAGATAGGAAAGATTGCCATAACTCAAATAATTTCTAAACGTAAAAAGAGATAGCGAATGGAAATAGAAACTGTAGATGACCTTGTCGAACAATTAGCAGATTGGTTCGGAGTTTACGGAGGTTGCAAGAATAATGAAGAGGATGAAAATTGTGAATCTAAATGTAAATTTGATCCTAAAAGACCTTTCTGTTGTAGAAATGGATTCCAATCTGTAATGGGAGACAGAATCAGAGACGCTGTAAATAACGAAAAGAAATTAGAAGCGTTGGAAGAAGATAGTTTTGAATTCGACTTAGACGAGCCGATTGAATTTAAAAGAGATAAGCTGTTTAGAACATTTGTCTTAATTATGATAGGATTAGGAATATTATTTGTATTGTCTGTTTATCTGTTGATTTTAAAGTAGAAGCAACATAGCAATAATTTCATATCCGTTCCTATGATAGGTTCATAAGCAACAAGTATTATTATCAACAAGTCCAATTATGTTTGTGAAGTAGTTAATTATGGAAGAGAATGTCCCAGAAGGAGTGGTTGATAAAGAAGCGTACAAAGAGTATTTGAAATTATCTGTCAACCCTATATTAAATAGCAAAAAGATAATGATAGCCTCAGACGGAACAGAGGTTAATTTAGCATTATTCCCGCACTTAATAACTAAGTTAGTCGAGCACTTGCCTGTCGAAGAACAGAATAGCATTTTGACGAAAAAGCAAATCTATTACAAGCTTCAGAATAAGCTGACTGCCGTCAAAAGAAAGGCATTTGGTAAGCCTCAAGGAGGTGCTAACGCAAAAGGAACTAACAGCTTGCTATCAGACAGACGTACGGAACTTGTAGAGTTATTCGGACGCATGTTTAATGTAGACGAAATCCTAAAGATAGTTAACAAGGAATGGGGCATACCTGTTTCTAAAGATACTGTTAAGCGTTTCAGGACAGACAACAGAGAAGAGATTGAGAAGAGAATCGAAATCTTCAAGGCATCGTATTCAGACATTCGACTAGGTGTAAAACGAAGCAGGCTTGAAGAGTTAGTTTATTTGTACGGACGTCAGAAAGACAAATACATCGACACGAACGCACGTGAAGATTACAAGCTGTTATTATCAACTCTGGACCATATCCGAAAAGAAGCAGAAGGAGACAGGTTGACGATTAATGGTAAAGTAGATGTAAGTTACGAAGCGAATGTACATATGCATTTGCGTGAAGAGGTTTACAAATCTTTAAATCTAAAAGAGATAATTTTAGGTCGTGTTGCAGCCAGAATGGGGATTAGCCCAGTAAAGTTAATCTACTCATTAAATAACTCATTTTACAATAAGTTTTCCAATGTGCTAGGAACTTTCGATGAGGATGCCGCTAATTCTACTGAGGTGGTTTATCCTAGTCAGATGAATTACGACTTTGAAAGAATCAAACGTGAAGCGCAGAAGCGTGATGAAGAAATCGAAGATGCTATCATTGTTGAAGAGAACAAGGATGAGAAAGACCTTTCCAGAGCCGAAAGAATCAAACAAGAGATGCTTGAAAAAATAGCTAGGAAAAAGGAGAAAGCGATGGGGATGAAAGCAGCGGTCAATAATAAAGCAGCAGTAGAGGAAAAGGACAAAGTTAAGGATAACTACAAATACAAATCTAAAAAGTAATGAATATTTTAGATACGATAAATAACCTGATTGCTGAGACAAAGAATGATTGTCGAAATTACACGACAGAAGGTTTACTGGTAGTTACGCATGACGAGTGGACAGAAATCATTGAAGAGTTCAACAAGGTAATGACTACTGGTCACGTACTTTCGTCAGAGCCTAAAACAAATCTGACTTACAATTTCTACGGAATCAGACTGAGAATAATCAGAAGCATCGATGTAGATAAAATGTAATTAATTATCAAATCAACATAAATGAAAAATACGAAAGAGAATGTCGAGTTGTTCTTGATTAGAATGTTTGACGAAAAATTCGGAATCGGTTCAGAAGAAATCGATGTAGAGAACAAAAAGATGCATGATGACTACGGTTTAGATAGTCTTGACTGCGTTGAGGTTTGTATGGAAGTCGAAAAGGAGTTCAATATTGGTATCCCAGACACGATGGCTGAGGATTGGAATCAAATGACAATCAGACAGATTGCCGAACAAGTTGCATCAATCGGATAAGCTATGAGAACTTGGACTATCACATTTATCGTTATCACTTTGTTAGTTTTCATCTTATGGGTGATTCTAATGAAGATGATTAAGCCGTCAAGAATCTATCACGATGAGACACGCTGGGAAGCGAACAGAAGAGAGGGTGGATTCAAGGTTCTTTTAGCATTCTTGATTCTAGGGTTCTTTGCTTCAGTAGGAGTGGCTAGAATCATTCTTTGGTTTATGTATTTAGAAAGATAGTATGTCTGAAAATCAAACTACTCACAATGAATACATGGCGAATTACAAAAGGGAGGAACTGAATGAATTAAAACAGTTCCTCAAATTCGCAGACGATGTAAATCACAAGCGTGAACTTGTAAAAATATCTTTAAGCTACCAGCATAAGCGTTTTGAAGACAATAAAGGTTTTGCTACATTACAAATGAAGCACAAATACGCTATGAGAGGAATCAATCGCAAGATTATAGAAGCTATCAAGAAAGAAATCGAAGAGTTGGAAGAAATAATCAGAGAGTATGAAAAGGGGTGAAATGAGAAGAGTTCCGCAAGGAGTTCCCGAAATAAAGATAATAACTCAAGCTGCTATGAATTCAGTTTCATTAATGGCTGAAGGAGGTTCATCTGTAGATATGAGCGTTGTCGAAACAAAAATTATCAAGTTGCTCGATAAAAGATATCACTACCGAACACCGCTTGAGATGTTAGAAATGAAAGAAGGGTATGACGATTACATCATGAACTCTTTCATAGTGATGATACAGAACCATCTTCAGAAAGTAATGTCGAAGGGTATCAACATTTACCTTTACAAAGACACTCATCAAATAGATACCGAAATTGTACGTGATCAAAAGGAGTACCAGTACCGATATGCTATTGATGAAGAGGACAGATACAGAATACATTTCATTCACGGAGTTACGGATGAAGGATTAGATAATGCATTCGCTGAAGCTAAACAAGTCATCGACAAAAAGATTGATGATATGTTCGGTTTAAATGCTCAAATCAGATTCATTAAAAGTTACGGATTTTGTCCTGTTAATACCCAACAGAATGCTAGATAAAAAGAACTTCATTTACAAAGACCAAGTAAGTAGGTTATGTAATGTAATGATTAATGCTCAAGCCTTATTTGAAGATTTAGAATCACTTGAGCAAGAAGGATTATTCAAACAGAATCTTAAATCTCACGTGAAAGGTCTTGTCGTGCATCTTGAGAATGCGACAGGTCAGATTTACGGAGTAGGACACAAAGAAATAATCCAAGCGATAAAAGAAGGTAAGTCAGACGAGGAAGTGGAGGAAATCAGGCGAAAACACAATAATGCCAATATGGATATCACTAGAGTTTACGAAGCAGCGATGAAGTCAAGAAGAGAATATGACGAAATGTCGTTCAATGAAAAACTTATGCTGCCTAACATTCTATCAGAGTTACGTAAAGAAATCGAAGGTCATGAGTAATATCGTATTAGTTTGGAAAATTATCGTGCTGTTAATGTTTACAGTATTTGTTGGAAAGGTAGGTTACGAGTACCTATGGAATCAAGTTGAGCCGTCAAATGGAGACATATTTGCAACGATATTGTTCGTGTACGCTGTCGAATACAAGAGTAAATTTTAAAATCAAATAATATGGAAAAATTGACAATATCTTCAATAAGAGAATTATTGAATGATAAAGAGAAGATGAAAGAATTTAGGGTTGACTTGTATTCAGAGAAATTGAAAGAAGGTAAGATTTTTAGAGTCGATGCAGTTGCAGCATTTGTGATGAAAATTGCCAGTCATGAAGAAGCATTTTCAGAAGGCGTTGGTAATGAATGTTTCGATGGATATATGATACAGCATTACTTATTTCCTATTTGGGTTCCTAAAAAATATATTGAAGACTTATTAGGTGAAATCGATGTTCCTGAATATGATGAAGACATCAAGGGTGAATATGATTTTAAGAGATTAGGTCAAGAAGTTCTGCGACAAAGAAATCTAGGCATCAGTATCGACAAAATGAAAATAGATATTGAACAATTTAAAAACAATTAACAAAGTTAGAAAAAGTCTAGCTAGAAAAGGATGAGAGTAACTAGAGTCATATGTTCCGTGTTTATTGCTTTTGCTGCGACCGTTACGCATGCTCAAGTGCTTCCTGACGGAGATAAACACCCTTGGCGATTTGAAGATGCTGCCTTGGCTGTTCCTCTGCATTTTAACACGGATTTTCCGAGCCGAAAAAGATTATGTTTCGGCAAATTAGATTCTAGTGCTCTCATCTTTATCAACGAAACAAAAGCACATATTTTTAACCCAGCTGATAACTGTTGCGAGAATCCTCCCATGATTATCGACAATAAAAAGACTTCGACCAGTTGGAACAAAAGTCGAATGTCTCTATGGGAAGGTCAGCCCAAGGCGAGGTCAATTGTATATACGTACTCATGTAAGGAATAAGCTGATAAGAAAAGTTGACCGACATACAATAGCATGGATAAAAAGGAAAGGACATCACATATGCGAGGTGTCCTTTTTTATTGTACAAAAATAGGACTTTGTAAATTATTTTGTAAAATATTTGAATTTTTTCATTGCTATATAAAAATAAACATAGACCTTCGTATTCAGAATTAATTGTAAAACGAAATAAGATGAAAGATTTAGTAATAATTTTCGAAGCATTAGAAAAGTTAGGATATGATATTTCAGGACTAACTTTCAATCAAGGCATCAAATTAGCAAGCGATTTAAAGCAAGCTATCGATGACGCTGGAGTAAAACGAGTAACTAATGAAGAAAACTAAGGATTATGAAAAATAGAAATTCAATCAGGAGAAAATCAGCGATGGGTCTTTTAAAGAATTTATCAGAAGATTTTACTAAACAGGATTTGATAGCTTTGGCTGAACTTTTAGAAATGCCTTACAAAACAGCAGAAAATTATGTAGATTTTTTGATTAGTGAAGGGTATGTAGAAAGAGTCAAGCATGGATTTTATAAAAAGTTGAAGGATGTGGATTCAGAAACGCATGTCCAAAGTTTTGAAAAAACTAAAGGAGTTAAAAGATTCCTTACAGAAACCAAGATAAGAGCAGTAAAGACATATCAGAAATACGGCATACATATTGCTTCTGAAAAGTTCGGTGCATCGACAGGTGCTATTTATTCTTGGGCTGACCAGTATAGAAGAGGTGAATTGGGTGAACTTGTAGAAATAGAGCCTGACGAAGTAGTTAAAGAAACAAAGCAAGAAATAAATGAAAAGAAAGACGAAATTAATTACAAAAGAGAAATCGTTGACACTTTGAATTCATTATCGTTGAAAGTAATAGAACTTGAAAACAGGAATGCTGAGCTAGAGGAGGAAAATAAGTTGCTGAAAAGCATGTTTCTAAATTCTCAAATTTCATTAGAGAAAACAAAACAAAGTTAAATCTTACAAGATGACTAAGAAGGAATTCACTCAGATAATAGCAGAAGGAAAGTTTGGAGTATGGACTCCAGCTGCAAAGTATGCACTTCAGGAAGACCAGATTGACCTATTTATCGAACACTGGCTAGAGCAAGACGCAGACCCAGGTTCAAGACCGATGGTAGTCCGAATGCTAGAAGGTGAACTGTACGAAGCGTTACAGACCTTTAAAAAGGATGAGAAAGGAATCTGCATTAAGCGTTGCGATAAGTTTCCCGATTGTGAGCCTTGCGGAAGTCATTTTGAAAAATGTAAAACCATAAACAAATAATAAGATGAAACAAAATCTAATCAAGACCCATCTAGGGAGTCGAAAGAAAGTAGAAGACATTTTACAATTCTACGGAATGGAATTTAAGGGTTCAAGAGAATCTTTAGAAGAGAAAGTCAACGGACTGTCTGTAAAACAAATTAAGGACTTTTTAAACCGATAAGCATGGCATTCTTGATCATCACCGAAAGTATTGAAGAGACGATTCACTCACTTCAGAACGACAAGCATTTATGCGAAACAGTTTACAAACAAACTGGCGACAAGGTTTACGAAGCCAAAGCGAAATATTATGCTGATAAGTTACAAGCAGCAATTCGTTATCATAAATTTTTCGAGCGTAAAAGTACCTACGAAAAAATCAAGCATCTTCGTTACAGAAATCTGCCTCTTTACATAACTAAATGCACTCAAATTTGTAAGGGTTTGAAGGGTGTATATTTTGATAAAGAGCGTTTACTATTCCGAGTTCAGATTACAAGGTTAGGTAAAAGAATTTATCTGGGCCAGTACGATACGCCAGATGATGCATTAGAAGTTCTTAAACAATACATTTAGTATGAAAAAGTTAATTCGCAAGATATTCAGATTTGCTTTAAAAGAAGAAATCGACAGATTGAATCTAAAGGAAAAGGAACTTGATAAGAGAATCGAAGATGCTAAAATACATCTTTCTCAGATCAGAGAGGTTCTAGGCAACATCGATGTTTCTGTAGATGTTCATGAATATAGTAAGTATTCACCTAGTTGGGCTGTAATATCTTTACAAGGTAGGAAAGCTGATTTCATAAAGTTCATTGAATTAGGAGACAGCAGTATTCATGAGATTGCGCAGTTCTTGAGAAGATTTGAAAGGAATCATAACATAAAGGTTGATGCTTCTCCAAGAGCATCTCAATTCCTAAAATTTAAATAGTTATGGAGAAATTTCTTGTAGACATAGAATTTAGGTATCGTGATAAGAAGCCTAATAAAGATGACTCTGACTATATTTCTAAAACAATAACAATAGGAGTTTTTGATACTTTGGAAGAAGCAAATGCAGAAGGGAATAAGTGTTTAGAGGTTCTTGAAAATAATTTTGATTTGCATAAATTTCCTCAAGGTCATTACGCATCTAAAGATAGATTCAGTAAGAACGGAGGGTGCTTTGGAAGTCGAAAAGACCTAGTTACAAATTTGGCATATTTAAGAACACCGTTTGAATTTTTCGCTCATGTTAAAAGATTGCAATATTTAGACTTACAAGATACAATAAATGAAGTTGTTGAATCTTGTAAAAGATACAGAGAATATAAACTCAGACAAAACGAATAACCAAAGTTATAGGACTTATGAGAAATATTTTACAAGCGATATATGATTATCCTGGAACTACATTTTGTCTATTCATAATGTCGATAATCATCATAAACGAAATCGGTGACGCAATAAGAAAAAGAAGATGAATAATTTGTACGACATATTAGGAGTTCATAAAAACAGTACTCCAGAGGAAATCAAAGCAGCATACCGAAATCTGGCTAAGATTCACCACCCAGATAAAGGCGGTAGCAAAGAAGAGTTCAGCAGAATACAGATGGCTTATGACGTCCTATCAGATACCGAAAGGAGAGCGAAATACGACTCAACTGGTGAGACGGAAAAAGAACGAGGATTTGAAGAACAATTCTTTGGATTTGTTGCTAGTCAAATTATTCCTTTGATTGAAAACGCTAAAGATTTGAATTTCGATTTGATGAAAGAAGCGAAAGAGCATATCAGAGGTTTGATCAGAATCGGCAAGAAAAACATACACGAGTTGCTTGAGAAGAAAGCTCATTATGAACATGCTATTGAGCGTTGTAAATCGAAGAATGGTAAAGAGAATATCATGGCTAAGATTCTACAATCTAAATTAGAGCATATTGGTAATGTAAAAATTCAAGTTGAGACCGAGTTAAAGTTCATCGAAAAATGTCTTGTTGAAATAGACAATTTTGATTACGACTTTACAGAAGTGTCTAAAAGAAAAGGATGGGTTGCTATCGATGTAGAACAAGTCATGTCGGGTCAGTTCGATTGGAAAGGATTTTTAGACAAACAACAACCGAAAGAAGAAAAGGAATCTGAAGAGGATGAAGACTAAAGTACCTGCTCACGAGTTACCAGTAATGAAGAATTACTGTAAGACTTGTCCTTTCAAGCCTGACGAGAACGGACGTCAGTTGAATCCTACTTTAGCCGCAGAAGTTCAACAAAGAACATTATTCAAGGCTCATCAAATCTGTCATGGAACAGAAGGTGAGAATAGAAAAGCGAATAACAGATGCAAAGGAGCATTTGACGCCAATATGGAGATTTACAAACGTATGGGGTATGATCATCTTGTAAAATAACAAAGTTATATAAGGTATGAACATATTTGTTTTACATAACAACCCTAAGATTGCTGCTCAAATGCACAACGATAAGCACGTTGTAAAGATGATTCTTGAAACTGCTCAATTGTTATGTACTTCAATTATCGTTAACGGAGGTGAAGCACCGTACAAATGTACTCATGTTAATCACCCTAGCGCAATATGGGCAAGAGAAAGTAAAGCGAATTATTTATGGCTTGTTAAGTTAGGTTTGTTTCTATGTAAGGAATATACTTTCAGATACAACAAAGTACATAAAAGCAAGGCGGTTATCGAATACTGTTTGAAGAACATGCCTAATTTTGAGAAGAAAGAAATGACGGATTTTGCTTTAGCTATGCCTGATCAATACAAATTAGGCTCAGCTGTAGAATCATATCGAGCATATTATTTGGGTGAAAAGATGCCTATATCAAATTGGACAAAACGTGATAAACCTGATTGGTTATGAAGAAAGAAGTAGAAGTGTTTGAAAAGATTCTAGACAAGCATGCTAAAAATTACATGAAGAGATGGAATCTGAATAAGTTTAGAAATGAGTTTCCTAGCTTGAGAAGAGTTTTCCTAGAATCTATGATGGAAATTTATCTTAACAAACCTAAGATTGAATATTCTCAGCAGAACAACATCGAGATTCTCAGACCATGTTTATGGTTCGCAAAGGGTCAAAATAATTCCTTACAGCAAAATGGAGGAATATTACACTCACAAATCCATCCTAAGTCTTCTGGAATACAAGTATATAAAGATAGTTCCTTTTGAGTCGACACAAAATAATTTGTAAAAAATTTTGTTATTCAAAAAATTCGTTATTACTTAGTATCATAATTAAACGATAAGTCATGAAAAAGTTGTTATTTTTAATCTGTTTGTCTGTAAGTTTTGTATCTTATTCTCAATATGACGAAATAGAACAAGATATGATTGATACTTACAAACAGTATATCGTAACTGATACTAAACTTCCTGTTAAGAAGTTCGAAACAGAAGGGGTGGTATTCTGGTACCGACAGTCAGGAAATAAAGTAACTGGAGAGTTAATCGTAAATGGTGTAGTTAATCAAGTTTACGGTTTGTATACTGGTGAAGGAACGTATTTCGCATCGGTTTGGTATAACGGAAAAAGTGTAGGAGTTATGGATTGGGACTTCTCAAATTCTTGCACTACAATTATTAATAAGACCAATAGTAAGACTTTTTATACGGAGGTCTGTTCAGTAAATTATTAACAAAGTTAACTTAAAAAACAAAAGATGAAAAAGTTATTTGGATTGTTGGCGATTATCGGACTGTTGTTCGTTACGTCATGTAAAAAAGAGGATGTAAATCCTACACCGAAATCGGTAACAGAGTTGAACGGCAATTGGGACGTTCTGGAGAAAGGAACTATCAGTATTTCTTCTCAGGGAGACACAACTGTGGCTAACTACGAATGGGATGGGGTGAATGCTCTGGAAGTAGCGAATGTTACAAGTGCTGACTATGAATCTGTAGGTGCTATTGTTACTGTAAATAATGTTAATTATTCCTTAGACGAATGGGAAATGTCTTCTGCAAACGACACTACATATAGCAGATACATCTGGGTGCAGAATCCTAATGCCTCAGATGGGGATAACTATTATTATGTTTTAGGTAAAAGATTGAACTAAAGGTTTTCGACTTTAGTTCTGGCGGTCTTGGAAGCTCAGTTGGTTAGAGCGTTTATGTTGGTAGCATAAAAGGTCGGTGGTTCGATTCCACTCAAGACTACAAAAATTTTTAAGATGGAAAGTTTAAATTACGTCAAAGGCGACTTGATAAAGTTAGCAGACGATGGTGAGTTCGATATGATAATCCACGGTTGTAATTGCTTTGCGACTATGGCTGCTGGAATAGCCTATCCAATCGGACGAAGATGGCCAGAGGCAAAGAAAATCGATGCCTTGACAAAAAGAGGTGACTGTAATAAACTAGGTTCTTACACTGTTGTAGATGTTAAGACAAAAGCAGACACAAATTTAAAGGTGATGAATGCCTATACTCAGTTTAAGCCTGGTCCAGACTTCAAGCTTGTTCACTTACAATCTGTACTTCTAAGAGTAAGAGAGAAATTTTCTGACCTAAGAATCGGCATACCTTTGATTGGTTGCGGAATAGGAGGTGGAGATTGGGATGAAGTAGAACATATGCTTATTTCAGAGTTTAACGATTTAAATATAACCGTAGTAATTTATGAGCAAGATTAGAGCGAAACTTGAGACTTCATTCACGCAGTCAGCAGAGCATAAGAATTTCCTAAAACAGTTTGACTTAAAAAATGTATCGACTTCCAAAACAAAAGAAGGTGGTAAATTTTTCTGCTTCACTGTAAAAGGTTCGGATGAACTCAAAAAACTTGAAGAATCTTGCGTTGAGAATCGTTACAATTTAATTGTAGAATAATGTTTGGCGGAAAATACAAACAAAAAATCGAGGAACTAGAAATAGAAAAGGGTTTTCTTGAAAATAAAAATTACGAATTAGAATGTAGGATTCAAGAACTAGAAAAGAAGAATCTTGATCTAGTAACAAATCAAGGTACAATTCCTGATATTCGTTACATAGAATCTTACATGTTTAAGTTGCTTAGGTTCATTTCATCAGAGGATTTTCATGAATTGAAATCCGAAAAACAAGATAAGGTTTTGTGTGAATTTGAATACATAAAACAGACATTCAGCATAATCAAAAATTTCTACAATAAAAAAGAAAATATCGTAGCGTATAGAGATTTGCTTGAATTAGAAGGTCTGGAGATTCAGCTTACTAATTTGACGCTGAATAAAGAGCGTACCCCAGAGCAAGATGAAAGTTACAAAAGGTTGATATCAGAAATACCTAGCATGAGAAGTGATAGTGGATTTGTATATTCATTTTCTTGTTTAGAAGTTGCTTCATCAGTGTTGGAATGCGATATACCTGATATTCTTCAATGTTTAAGCGGTTCAAAGAAATCTTGCAATGGTTATAAATTTGAGTATGAGTCAGAGTGGGCAAAGAGTCAACCTGAAGAACCATCGGTAGTGAAGATAAAAACTAATTGGTAAATATTATGGCTTACGAAAAGAAAGGTGCTAGCAAAATCGTTAAGAATGAAAAGGCTAAAAAAGAACAAGAAAAGTTCAACAAGAATCATGATAACGACTTCTCAGGTAAAAAGGTAGAAGAAATTAAACACAACGGAAATCATGGCAAAGACACTTTTGGAGTTTGAAGGTAAAGTAATTGATGTATTCAAAATAGGGGATATTGAGAAGATTGACGAATGGGATGACGATTTACAAAAATTAGTATATCGTATCTATTTTAATAAGAATCTTGATGATTTACAATATCTCAAAACTTACAAATTTACATATTTCGATGAACAATATCGAAATGATAGATTTGAAGAGTTGCTGATAAGATTGGAAGACATCGAACATATAACACTTTTGTAATTATTTTAAAAATGGAGATAAAGTTCAAAAAATTAGTTCCTGAGGCTGTAATTCCTCAAAGAGCAAATCCTACCGATGCTGGTTTGGATTTAATTGCCACTAGTCAGAAGGCTGAAATGTGTAAAAATGAAGATGGAACAGAGCATAGTAGAGATGTTTCATTTATCGAATACGGAACAGGATTAGCGGTTGAAATTCCTGAAGGATATGTAGGATTGCTTTTCCCTAGAAGTTCTGTAACTAATAAGCAGATGATGTTGAAAAATTCGGTAGGAGTAATTGACTCAGGCTATCGTGGGGAAATCAGAGCAAGATTCATGTGTGCTGATAAGGAAGAAAAACACTATCATTATTCTGTAGGAGAAAAGGTTGCTCAATTGTTGATCGTTCCTATTGCATTGCCTAACCCAGTAGAAGCAGAAGAGTTGTCTGACACTTCAAGAGGTGAAGGTGGATTCGGTTCTACTGGTAAATAACATAGTTACTATCTTTATAAAAATCTAAGATGGAAAAACAAGAATTAACAAAAGAGGTTATCCTTAAAAGGATAAATGACCTGAAGGTGAACGGATTGAATGTTCAAAAAGTAGGAACTAGATCATATGGTTTCGGTAAAGGTGATATTGAGTCTGCATTATGTGCTCAAGTCCGTATGACTGACCCAGCTGTAAATGAAAGAGTAAGTGTTATGCTAGATATTCATCAGTACGATACTTTGAACACTTTGAATTACAAGTTAGACCGTGCTGAATCTTTATTGTCTGAAGCGTTAATTATCAACAATCAAAAAGAGCAAGAAGAGTTAATCAATAAGAAGAGAGCAGAAGCTATGGAAATAGCTGAAGCTGAGATGTTAGAATTGAAGAAAAATTCTCCAATTTTATATGACTTCTTAGATGCTAATCTTGAGTTGTCGAATCCTAATATGGCTATGACTGCTATTAGTCATTAACAGGGTTTATTAAAGTCGTATTATTAATAATCAAATAAAAACAAGTAGTTATGGCTATCGAAGGTTACAACGTAAAGTTGAAGAAAAAAGAAGCGATGAAAGATGTTGTTATCAACAAAAACGGAAATCGTTATTTCGCAAGTGGAACTGGATCAGATGGGACTAAAATGTCTGCTGTAATGGGAGAAGCGAAAGTGAAAGAAGCATTGAAAAACAAAGATGCGAAAAAAGGAACTGGTTGGGAGTAATTCTGGTTGTTCATAGGTTGGAGACCCTCTGCTAAAAAGTAGAGGGTTTTTTATTTTCAAAAATTATTGTTATGATAGGAAGAAATGTGTTAGTTAGATTTGTAGAATCTGACGGTTCAAATGAGCAATCGAAAGAAGCTAAAGGTGAAGTTGTGGATAAAGTTTTAGTCAGTATTGTTCATAATGGTGATGTAATATCAAATGACAACTATTTAATAAAGAAAGAAGATGGGACTTGCTTATTGCTACACCCTTCTTGTATCTTAAAAATAGATTAATATGAACAATTTGAACTACATCGAGACAAATAAAAAGGACGGATTTTTGTATTCTGTATTGCTTTTTGATGATAAAAAGAAATACCAAAAACAGCTTACTTTAATAAATGAGGCTGGAGTTCGTGAAGTTCTTTTCTCAGGAAGTACCGCAGACATGATGAAACAGACTGGAGAAGTGGTTATCGGGTCAAGAGTAAGGTATTATATGGATCAGAAGTGGGAAGATGGTGAAATATCGTCTGTTGCTGGTTATCCTTATTATGAAATAAAGCCTGATGATAAGCCAGGATATAGATATTCTGTTCATAAAAGATTTGTCGAAAGTGGAGTTCTTTCTACTCAGAAATTAGCAGATACTTACATTCATCAAATTTCGGATTCTAAATGGCAACATTATGAACTAGGAATATTGAAATTAAACGACAGATTCTACAGAAAATCTGTTGATAGTTTGGCTAATATTGCTACCAAAGGCAAGTATGTAATTATGCTTCGTCAGGAGTTATCATAGTTATCTAAAAATAAAATGGCTAAATTTCTTGAAGTTATTAGTGTAGACAGTGCGAATAAGTATTTACCTAATCCTTTAGTGATAGGTGAAATCGTAATGGAAATACAAGACGAAAAATACGATGGAACTCAATACGTAAGAGTTCATCACAACGGAGGTCAAAATATTAGTTCTTTTTCAAGAAAGAATTTCAAGAAGTATTCTCCAAAAGATAAGGTTGAGTTGATCAAACTTATTAAAAGTAAAGGTAGAGCATGAAGCAAGCAGATTTTATAATCTTTGACTGTGAGACAGGAGGTTTCGATTATGAAAAAAATCCTATAACTCAAATAGCACTTCTTACAATTGACGGTAAAACTTTAGAAGAAAAAGACAGATTTGAAACTTACATAAAGCCTTATGATGATTTAGTTATCACTAAAGATGCATTGAATATTACTGGATTGAAAATGTCTGATATTCAGAAAGGCTTAGATAAGAAAGAAGCTGTCGATGTTTTGATGAAGTATTTCAAAAAGAACGTAGTCAATAATAGAAGAGAGAACAGACCTGTTCTTGTAGGTCATAATGTTCAATTCGATATAGGGTTCATATTCTATTTATTTGAGTCTTGTAAAAAGGATTTATTTTCATTCGTAAGTGATTCATCATTATGTACTATGGTTCAAGCTAAGATGTGCTTTCCAGATACTGATTCCTTGAAATTAGAGAAGGTCTGCGAGCAAGCTGGTATCAAATTAAATGATGCTCACAAGGCTATGAATGATGTTATAGCCACGACTGAACTATTCAGGTATTTTACAAGCAAGCTAAGAAGTTCTGGAGGAACTTCCAAAGTTAATATCGAAAACAAAAAATCACGTTTAAAATTTCAATTCTAAATTGTATGAAAGGTTCAGATGTCGAAGAGACAACGATGGAAACATCTCAGGAGGATAATGCTCCAATTGTAAAAGAGGTTAAGCAAAAATTTCTGTTTCTAGGTCAAACAGAAGAAGTTGACCGAATCACGAAGTATATGAAATCTCAGAAGGATTGCTCATTAATTATCCTATCTAAAGATGAGATGGATTTAATCGTTGCTAATCGTGTAGGCGAACAACGTCAGAAAGAAGTTGAGTCATTCTTAGATGATGACCGACATAAACAACGTGCTCATTCTTTAGCTTTGGAATTTGTAACTAGATTTGGAGAAGCATTTGATAAAGGTTTTGTTTATAAATCTTCAATCAAGAAAGCTACTAAATGGTCTTGGAAGCAGTTCGATGAGGTTATTGGTACTTTGGATATGTTCGGTTTTGTAGCTTGGCCATCTGATGGTAACAAAGACCGATTAAAAATTATCGTTGATGAACAAAGTATCATCGATAACAGAAAGATGGAGATTCAAAGAACACTTGATTTTGCTGTAGGTCAGTTGATTTCACTTCAGAAGAGCGCAGAAGGTAAAGTTGATTCAAAGAAAATTGAAGCCTTAAAAAAGAGTTTGAAAGTAAAATTCTAGTCATATGTTCTTAGAGGATGAAGATTATTCGATTCTAGGGAAGTTCGGTAATGCCTTGTCTATTGAAAAGATGGATGAGGCATATCGTATTCTCGATGAGGTCATAGTCAATCTTGACGAAACAGGGTTGAAGGAGTTGATGGGAGGTTATGAAAGTGATGTAGATGAAATTTACAAAATCATAATCGAAGAGACATATGGTGTTCTTTATGGAAGAAAGAATGCTATTGATGCTAAGTTAGGTTATATGGACCACTTGACTTCAACAATCGAAGAAACTTTATGTATTGAGAATTTAACATATTTCATACTTTCTAAAATGCCTCAATTCGATTTGAATTGGCATCACTTAGAATGGGGAGACATTGCGCAGAGGTATAACAAGTTTAACATAATTGCTGCTCGTGACCACGGTAAATCTTACTACTGGAGTAATGCTTACTTTGCTTGGAAAATGTACCGTTATCAGCCTGTTGTAGGATTTGGAAGACCTAGAAAGGATTTAGCATTGTCCAAAAGAGGTTTCTTGTTCTCATTCTCTCAACAACAGGCGGTTGACCTTTTAGATATTCTGAAATCGACTATTGAAGAAAATGATGAATTAAGGGAGAAACTATTTCCAGGTCGTGGTGACGGATGGGCGAAAACGGATATTGTAGCCAAGAATGGAGCCAGAGTAACAACGAAAGGTTTTGGATCATCGGTTCGTGGTGCTCACCCTGGTTACATTATGATTGATGACGGTCTGAAAGATAACGTTATCTATTCATCTGTTCAGAGAAAGAAGTCAATAGACTATTTCCATGCGGTAATTATGAACATGATTGTTCCTGATGGTCAAGTAGGAGTTGTAGGAACACCATTCCATGCTAATGACCTTTATGGAGATTTAAAAACAAAAGCTAACTGGCATGTTCGTGAATATCCTGCTATCTTCCCAGATGGTAGAATCCTTTGGCGTGAGCGTTGGGGATTTGAAGGATTGATGGACAAAAGAGAAACTCAAGGCAATATGATTTTCTCAAGAGAGAATTTATGTAGACCAGTTACCAACGAGTCATCTATTTTCCCGCAACATATCATAGAATTGTCTTATGTTAGAATGGAAGATTATACTTTCGTAAGAAGTAGAAGTGCTTACAAAAGAACATTCGATAGAGTTGTTTGTGGGATTGACTTTTCAATATCTAGTTCGGTTGGAGCCGATTATACGGTTATCATAACAGCTGGTATAGATGAGAACGACAATATGTGGTTGATGAATATCACTAGATTTAAAGGAAAAACATTTGCTGAGCAGTTAGCGGTTCTTAAAGGGATAAATCAGTCATTTCAGCCTGATATAATGGTTATGGAGGATAACGTATTCCAGCAAATATTCGTTCAAGAATCAGAAAAGGCTGGACTACCAGTTCAAGGTCATACGACTGGTAAGAATAAATACGATTTGAAAGCTGGTTTGCCAGGACTAGCAATACTTTACGAGCGAGGAAAGATAAGAACTCCAAGAGGAAATCAAGAGTCAAAGGACATAAGCGATTCTCTTGCTTTAGAACTTTCTTCAGTCACTTGGACTGACAAAGGACTTGAAGGAGTGGGCGAACATGATGACCAGGCTATGTCTTTATGGTTAACATCTGTAGCAGCTAAGAAGATAAGTGAAGGATTTAATTTCAGATTCTTGTAACAACTATAATCTTTAAAAGTTTGCAATATGGAAATCGAAAAGTCTATACAAAACAGAATAGAAGAGCGTAAGGTGAATATTCTTAAAGGTATCGTCAATAAAGATGATGTGAGAATCAAAGATTCTACATCGAATCAACTTTTAGAAAAGGCAAGAAATGTTGGTGAAACAAAAGTTGGTAAGGATGGGATAACCAGAGTTTGGACAAAATTACCTAATGGGAAATTCGATTGGAGAAGACAGCCTAAAAAAGAATCAGATTCTAAATTTGTTGAAACTAAAGAATCTACTAAAAGAAATATTGCTTCTGAAAATGCTGCTAAAAAATACATAGAACTATATCGTGAACAAGGCAAATTAGATGAATTCTTTGAAGCTGAACATGGTGATTTGTATGATCAGAGATTAGATGCTCCATCTTGGAAGATTAAAGAGATGAGAAAACGTTATGAAAAACTTCCTGAATTAATGGAGAAACTTGAACTGAAAATCAGGAAGAAAGAATATGAAGAAATCGTAGAGCCAGAAACTCTTTACGAATGGAGTGATTTTATAATGTACAACAGAGAGCATCCAGACTATAATAACGACTAAGATGAGATTATATTCAGACATATTTGTTCATAACAACAACGGTGATATATTATTGTTAAGAAGGAGTTCAGAGGATGACCTTGAACCTTTGAAATGGTCTTTGCCTGGAGGTAAGGTAGATAAGGGTGAAAATATTCAAGAGGCAGCGATAAGAGAACTGTTTGAAGAAACTGGCATAGTTGTTGATAGAGTTATGTATGTAACTTCTATTAAAAATGAAGACGAGACAATATCAAGCTATTTTTCTGTTGATTTAGATAAGAATTCAAATGTTTCGATTAGTGACGAACATGAAGATTATAAGTGGGTAAATCCTGAAAATCTTGATTCTATTGAAGATTTATTCTTTGATAGCAACGATAGATTAGTTAGCGTTTACGACAAAATATAAAATATTTTACAAAATAATTGTAAAAAAATTTTGTAGTTTGTAAAATAACATAGAACTTCGTTTCAGAATTAATTAAAACTTGTAAAAAATGAATAATATGTTAAACTACGAAAAATTGATGTCTAATAATCCTACTGAGTACGGTAGAATGATTAATAGTCTAGGTCAAGAAATCATCTTTGTTGAGCACCCATTTAAGGGAGATGAGTATCCAGTAATTGCTGTATGTAACGAATTAAAACTAGCTTGTACTACTGAATTCTACGAGTTAGATGATATGACAGCTGATCATAAGGAGTATGAACCTACTTTCGTAGAAGGTAAATTATATATTGGAAATTTTTTACAAGATTAATCTAACAAAGTTACTATGAAAACAATGTTTAAAGTTTTGTACAGTGCGGCTAAGAATGAGCCTAAAGAATTGATACTTAGCGTGGTATATTTGAGTATGATATTCGGAATGTATTATTTTCTAATCTTAATAGGAGGTTAATCATGGAAAAGTCTAAAGAAATAATGGAAAAAATCAAGAAGTTGATGGCTCACCAGCAGTCAGCACTTGAGATGGGTTCTGTAGAAGAGGCAGAAGCGTTTGCTACGAAGATTCAAAATTTACTTAACAAATACAATCTTTCAATTGGAGATATAAGTATCGAAAAGAGAGAGGATGAAATAACAGAAAGCAGTTTCGCTTTAAAAATACCTAGTATTGGAAGTAGAACTAATTTCTGGATATTTAACGCTATTGCTAGAAACAACTGGTGTAAGGCTTACATAATCGGAAAAGGTAAGGATAATCAAATGATTATTGTAGGTACTCCAGAAAATATCGAAATCTGCAAATACATACATTCAGTTGTTACTCCAATATTCCTTAAAGTAGGAAAGAAGAAATACAAAGAAGAGTACATTCCAGAATGGAATCAAATGAAAGCAGATGGTTTAAACATCGAACCAGCAGTAGGATTAGATACCTATATGAGAACTTTCATAAAGGGATGTGCTGACGGACTTGATGATAAACTTCGTGCTGAAATGGAGAAATTCGTTAAAGAGAACAGTACTGAAGAAGCGATTGCTGAGATTGGTTGTTCTGCCTTAGTTATCGTAAAAAATAATGAAGCTGCTTTGACTAGCTTTGTCGATAAGAAATGGGGGAGGTCTGGAAAAGCTAGAGGAACTAAGATGAGTCACGCTGGAGGTGCTTATTCTAAAGGGGTTGAGACTGGACGTAATGTTCAAATCAATAAGGGAGTTGGTACTTCCAAGCCTATACAAAGAAAAATGATAGGTTGAGTTTTACAATAAATTAATTCTTAGAAGTTGACGATGTTTAAGTATATCGTCAATTTTTATGTTATCTGGTCATACAGATATTATTGGAGTAAAACGATAAAAAATGGAAAATTTATTCTTAGATTCTAATAAATTCTCTCATAGACTTAATATGAGCGGTTTCACCAACATCGAAAAATCTTATTCAACTGAAGAATTCAATATGTCATTTCCGAAAGACAAATTCATTGTTCTTGAAAAGGCTGGTATTGATAGTTTCGTGAAAAATGTCTCTGAAGCTGTCGGAGGGGAAATCATCAAGGGAGGTTTCAATGATACTCCAGAAGTAAATGCTATCTTAGAGAAAGCAAAAAGCGACATGCAAAAATTAGAAAGAATCTTCATTAATGATGGCCCAGGTATGGAGCGTTATGTTTATGTGATGGAGAAATCTAAGAATGTTGAGGAACTTCAAAAAGGGAAAGAAGGGGATGAGTTGGAAAAATCTCATTTAGATGCTTTTGAGTACTCAGACAAAATCGTTTTTAAGAAATCTGGTAAAGATATCAAGGCTCAATTCGCAGCAGCGAGAGTGGCCGAACAAGCAGAAAACGATAAGATTGCTGAGGAGATTGAAGAAGCATTAGAAAAATGCACTATGACCCCTTCAGAAAAACCTAATTTATGGGGTAATAGAGAATCAATTGTTGTGCCTTACAAAGTGTTTAATTGGAATCAAACTTATTATAACACTAACAATTCTATGCATGATGTTTCTGATTCTGACGAAAGTTGTCGTGCCTGTAACACACCTGAAGAAGCAGAAGCTAACAGTAAGTACAACAATCTTGTTTACAAATGGATTGATTCTTGTGCTGAATTGAAAATGATTGATTTGTATGCTAATCATCTTGATGATAAGAAAGAATATGAATTAACAGCAAGACAAATGATTGCGTTGAAATTTTAATAATTAGAGATATGTTTGGAAGTAAATTAGCACCGACTTTTTTAAATTTCGACCAAAGTGTTCCACTACCTATGACAGAAGTTGTAGGTGGTGTCACATATATCGGATATTGTAAGAGATTAGGAACAGGATTTGATAAACCAGAATGGCTTATAATCCGAATAACAGAGGCAGGAGGTTTGACAACTCCAGAATATGCATCTGGTTCTACGGAGTTTAAAAACAAGTGGTCAGAAAGAGCGACACTATCATACTCAAGATAATGGCTATTACATTCGATGCAATTTTAGGTAAACTCAGAAAGAAGGATTCTGGGGGAGGAGCACCTGGACCACAGGGAGAACCAGGAAGAGATGGTGCTGACGGTCAAGGTATTGATCATATAGAATTTACTTCTACTACTAATCCTGGAGGAACTTCTGGAGAGCAAGGCTTTACAGATACATATACTGTTTATGGAGATTCATCTGAAACATTGATATTAGGAACTTTTCAAGTAACTAATGGTGAAAAGGGTGAACAAGGAATCCAAGGTATTCAGGGTATACAAGGAATCCAAGGTATACAAGGAATAAAGGGGGATAAGGGTGACAAAGGCGACAAAGGAGATACTGGTGATCAAGGTATTCAAGGTTTGCAAGGATTACAAGGAGATCAAGGTATTCAAGGACCAAAGGGTGACCCTGGGGATTCTGTAGATGTAAGAAGAGCGACTGTTAAATCTTACTATTTTGTAAGAGCAACTAATGGAAGTCGTGTTTCATCGGGAACGGTGACTACAGGATTTGGAACAGCAGCTAATACTACCGATGATGTTACTAATTTAACAGGCTACACAACAGGAAATTCTGCTGGAAGTTTTGCAGGGATTGAGACAGCATCATTCATAGAGCATCCTATTGCGTCAAATCCTGATTTTGAATGTGTTATAAAGACTGGTTCTGATATAACTAATCAAAGGATTTGGGTAGGTATGATCAATCAGACACTTCAAAATCTTGATAATCAGCCTGGTGTAAATATTTCATTTAGATATTCTACAGCAGCAGGAGATACATCTTGGAGAGGTGTAGTTGATAATAATACCACTCAGCAACTTACTGCAGCAATAGGGACGATACAACCTAATACAATCTACAAATTCAAGATAAGAACAGATTATGCTGCTAATAAGTATTATTTTTCTGTAAATGGATCAGTAGAAGTAGAGTTGACTTCAATAATTCCTATTGGAACAAGATTAGGTTTCTGTGCAGAAATAATCAACACTACAACAGGTTCTAAATTGTTGCATTTTTCAAGAATGGATTTACTACATAATTAATAATCATGGAAAATCAATTAGATAATAAAAATCCTATTTCTGATGAATTCATACAATATGAAAAAAGACAGAGAGATGGTCTTCAGAGCCTGAATTTAATGATGGCTGAATTGAGATTGAATGCTTTACAAAATAATTACCCTAGAGAGGTTAATAGAAGTATTGAAGAAGCATTTGCTGAGGTTATAAATTCTATTCAATTAGGATGGTGGGTAACTGCTAAAGAGAAGTGCGAACTTGTACCTGTTGCTGGATATGTCACTCAAGAACTTTGGGATAGGATTTATAATACTATTACAAACTACATAGCTGCAAACTACTAAAATCAATCATATGGATTTATCTGTAATAAAAACAGGAGATTTGCTTCATTGTCAAGGGAGTGGATTCATACCTAGAGCAATTTCATTCTTTACTGGGTCAAAAATAACACATACTGCTGTCGCTATTCATATTTGGGGACAATTATATGTAATTGATGCTCAAAAACCTGGAGTATTCCCAAGACCTTTTGGAACTTGGATGGCTGAGTATGGATATAAATTTGAGGTTCAAAGGAATCCTTTCTGTATGGAAGAGAAGCCTTTTGCTATGAGAGCGATGTCTAAATCAGGAAGTAAGTACGATTTAAAATTGTTATTGCTTGAACATCCGTCAGAAATAGCAAAGGATGAAGTTGGAATTAAATCTGATGTTAATTCTAAATTTGAAAGAAACGACAAATATGTTTGTAGCGAATTTGCAACATGGTGTCACATGATACCTGAATCTTACAAATTTACACCTAAGATGGTTAAGGAATATTGCGATGCAAATAATTGGAAAACAATAATGAAAAATTATTGATTTACAAATATTACATTTTTTATATAAACTGAATGTTATTTACAAAGTTATAGATAGCATTCAGTTTTTGTTTTGTATAATATCAGTCATGGATAAATTAGAAAGAGGAACACCAGTATCAATCAGATTAAGAACAGGTGAGTTAGTATTCGGAAAATACGAGAAAGAAGGTAAGAATGGTTATCATACTGTCAGAACATCAGATGGTCAAACTTACGACAGAAAATTAGAGAAAATCAAAATAGTCAAAGAATCTGATGTTGATTTTCATGCTGGCAATATGCATCCTAGTTCTGCACAACCTCAAAATACTAATATGCCTCATCATATGATGCCTCCAAAACAATTTGATATTAATGACAAATTCAAATTCCTAGAGAATATGGTAGGTATGGTTGTTAAAAAGACAGCTGTATCTATGGTCATAACAGGTGAAGGCGGTCTTGGTAAGACTTATACTGTTATGCAAGAAATCAAAAAGAGAAAGTTGGAAGAAAATTCCGATTATATCACTATTAAGGGTTTCTCCACAGCAAAAGGCTTGTACAGAACGCTATATGAAAATTCAGATAAGCTAATCGTATTCGATGATTGCGATGAAGTTTTGAAGAATGATGTTGCGAAAAATATTCTCAAAGGTGCTTTGGACAGTTACGATGAGCGAATAATAAGTTGGATCACTAATTCCTTTTCTGATGACCTGCCATCTAGTTTTGAGTTCGAGGGTCAAATAATCTTTATTTCTAATCTTCCTCAATATAAGGTTGATCAAGCCATCCTAAGTAGAAGTATGTCAATTGACCTTTCTATGGATACAGACACTAAGATTCAACGAATGAGAGCAATCCTACCTAAAATCAAAACAATTGTTCCGATGGAGGTAAAAGAAGAATGCTTGAATCTTATAGAAGAGAACAAAAATCATTGCGGAGATTTGAATATGCGTACTCTTATCAAAGTGATAGGAATAAGAACAGATTCAGAAAACGAAGAAATTTGGAGAGATATGGCAATTTATGCTATGACTAGTACTGTAAATTAATCCTAGTATTTGTACACTTTCAAAAATATTTTACAAAATAATTGAATTTTTTCATTGAAGTTTAAATCTTTTCATAGAACTTCGTTTCAGAATTAATTTAATTATAAACTTGTAAAAATTTAAAAAGATGGAAAATTTAGTAACATTAATCGGTAGTAAAGCGATAATCTCAAATCGTGACAATAGAATGGCAACAGTTATATCTATAGAAGATGACAAGGTTAAATTGGATATGGAGAGAATAGGAATTAGAGTATTGCCGCTAAGTGTTGTAGAAAGTGGATTCACTGCTTTGTTGGACAACAAGACTCTGATTAAGACCTTCGTATTGAGAGAGATTAAACCAGGAACTAAACTTGATGAGAAGACAATCTATGAAACTTCTATCAAAGTAGGTGATATACTGAGAAAGCGTTTCAAGGATATCAAAGACCACGAGTGCTTCGTATCTTTAAAAGAACTTTATTTGTAAAATAATGAAGGAGGATGAAAATCCTCCTTTTGTTTTAATACAAAGTTATCTTTTATATGAATTGGAGATTAAGAATCGAAAAACAGATTGAGGAAGCGTCAAATCAAAAGTGTATTAGTAAAGAACTAAAACAATTAGCGAAAGACATGCTTCAGGGAGATACTGAGTTCAATTTGATATTCGTATCTGGGCGAGGCAAATATGTGAATTTAAGATTCACTCAAGAATTAAAACCTTTAACTAAAAAACTGCTCCTTTCTAAATATGGAGCGAAAATCTACAAATACTATAAGCCATGAAAAAGTTGTTAATTTTATTATCATTAGTGAATATTGTGTTATGTTCTGTTTTGTTATCAAGAGAAGAAAAGCAGGTTACAATTTACAAATTCATAAATAATGATTATTCGGAAAAGAAGCATGATTCATTAGATAAGTCATCTTTGAAAGAATTCATAGAAAGTTCTAATATCAGATTTCCAGAAGTTGTATATGCTCAATGTTTGATAGAAAGCGGTCATTTGAAATCAGATTTATCTAAAACCAATAATAACC